GCGCGGATTCGACAACCAAGCAGTTGTGTCAAAGCTTGATGGCATTACAAACGGAATCTGTGACGGGTTCTATGCAGTTCAAAACGGCATGAATGGCATCAACACAAACATTTTACAGACCGGATTCGGCATTCAGCAGGCTATCAATGCTGATACAGTCGCTAATATGCAGAATACCAATGCTTTACAGTCACAGCTTGCTAACTGCTGCTGTGAAACAAGAGAAGCTATCCAAGGCGTAAACTACAACATGGCAACTAACACTTGCGCTTTGCAGAACACCATGAACAGCAACACGAGAGACATTATCGACAGTCAGAACGCAGGAACACGCGCTATTCTTGATTATCTCTGCAATGAGAAAATCTCTAGCTTACAGGCAGAAAATAGTGACCTTCGCAGAGCGGCTTCACAGGATCGTCAGAGCGCACTACTTACAACTCAGATGGCAGCTCAGACACAGCAGATTATCAATGCAGTAAATCCGTCTGCTATCCCGGCATATGTCGTACCTAATCCAAATGCTTATGCATATGGATGTGGATGCAACAACGGATGCGGCTGCTAAAACTAAATAATTGAGTATCTTAATTGAGTTTAACTCAATCATGTCTGCTATGCAGTATTACTTATAACCAAAGGGCAGACTATAATGTTTGCCCTTATTTTATGGAAGAGAGGTAAAAATAATGGAAGTAACAGGAATTGCATTACAAACCGTTGCTGCTGGAGAAGATGTTGCATTCACAGAAACAGCAGTAAATGGAACAAAATGTATCGTACACAGACAGGGAAGTGGAATTATCAAGTTAAGAGGTATCACAAATCAGTGTAAGGCTAGATTTTTGGTATCGTATTCCGGCAACATTCAGATACCGACAGGCGGTACAGTAGGCGAGATTTCGCTTGCAATCGCGGTTGACGGAGAGCCTTTACAGTCAACAAAGATGATCGTAACCCCTGCGGCAGTTGAGAATTTGTTTAATGTATCATCACAAGCATACGTGGATGTGCCTTGCGGTTGTTGCAGTACCGTAGCCGTGCAGAATACGTCCACGCAGGCTATCGAAGTGCAGAACAGTAATTTGATTGCAGTAAGGGAGGCTTGATATTATGCATAAATTTGCGAAACAGATTATGGATTGCGTGAAAGCCCACGTTGATGGCATCGGAATCGAGAATTTTGAGGGTCAAAACCTTGATGATCTCAAGGATTGGACGGAGATTGCAAAGAACATCGTATGCTTTGACAAAGACTACAACATTGTTGAAGCCATGAAAAAGTCTGAAGATGAAGAAATCATGCGCATGGTGGAAGAATTTGGGGATTATCCGGGAAGAAGATACTACAATGAGTACCGGTACTCAAACGGAAGATTCGCGCCGAAAGGGCGTGGAACACGCAGAGGATATGTAGAGCCACCATATTATCACCAGATGCCGGAAGATTACCACGAATGGGAGAGAATGCCGGAATACGACCGAATGAGAGACCTTGACAGAATGAGTATGGGGAAAATGTATTATTCAGAGCCTATGAGCGGAAATAACGGCATGAGTACCGGTACTCACGATGCAAGAGAGGGCAGAGCCGGTATGAGTCGGAGAAGTTACATGGAGACAAAGGAAATGCATAACGGAAATTCGCCGGAAGATAAGGACGCAAAGATGAAAGAGCTTGAAAAGTACATGAAATCTCTTTCAGAAGATGTGACAGAGCTGTTTTCCGGTATGTCCCCGGAAGAGAAACAGTTGACCAAGACAAAGCTGACTACGCTTGTCACGAAAATGTAATAGAGAGGGCGTTTTGCCCTCTTTGTTTGCGAGGTGGTAAGATGTTCAAGATTAACAATAAAACGTGGGAAATCGTCAAAATATCGCGTCAGAACCCTATGCTAATGCGTAGCGATGGTAGTAGAACTGTAGGAATGACCGACAGGGACACGAAAACAATATATCTTGCTGATGATCTACGCGGAAAATTTCTTGACCGTGTGTTATGTCACGAATTATGTCATGCGTTTTGTCTTTCGTATAATGTATACATGGATATTGGCACCGAGGAAATTGTAGCAGACTTCTTGGCTACATACGGAAGAGAAGTGTTTGAAATAGCAGACAGACTATTGATTGAACTTATGGAGGTTGCATAATGGATAAAATTTCAGAACTCTTACAGTACGTGCACCGGACGAATCCGGAAATGACCAGGGAAAAGCTGATAGAAGAGTTGAGTAAAAGTGATTATGCTGCGCGGTCTTTGATTTTTACGAAAGAAAATTTTTTCCGCGTCCCAAAAAATATTTCGTAATTTTTTTGTACCCCCCTGGGGTAGCGTTTTAGGGTCAAGATTCCATTTTCACGGATTCTTAAAAACGTGTAACAAACATGCAATTATCTGCGACATTCCGCAAATAACACAAATACACCATATATTATGTTATATATAGATAATGCACTGATGATATTTGATAATATTGCCGGTCACAGGCAAACGCCAAAAGACGCTTGCCCGGCTTAGTTACAATCTAGCATAGACCGCTTTTTACCACTTGTCAAGATAGCATTTCCCATCGTACCGGCTGTAAGTGTGTGTTATGCGTTCCGGCTTTTGCGTGATCTGCAACCAATCGCCGCCACGTTGGGCGGTTATTTTGATTTTTGCAGACTCCACCCATTCCACACCCTCAAATTTTACATAGCCAAACAGCTTGCCGGATGCCACCGGATAGCCAAGAGCAGACACCCGGCGCATGATTTCCTTTTTTCCGATATATTCATATTTTCCCATATTTCCCACCTCCAGACGTTCCGCGCTCACTCATGCAGATATTTTTGCATCCGTCACGCGATAATTGGTTTACGATCAGCCACACTTGTAAATCTCCATACGCTACCCGGCGCACAGTTTGCCCGTTAAGGCTCGCTTTAATATCATAGATCATAGGCTTTTACACCTCCTTAGATTGTGTTTATTTGTCAATGTGCGCGTGAGAACCAGTTCTCACGGAATCCACGCCGCCGGAATCGAACCGACGCAAAGTCACCAGACACGCAGAAAGGGGCGGAAGAGTACCGCCCTAAAATCTATTTTGCTTTTTTAACCGATATAATACGATCGTCGGTTTTATCCTTTGGCGTTCCGTTGTCGCTGATCTTAACAATAACTTTCTGACCGTCTTTAAAGTGTGCGTCTGTGTCCGTGTCTGACATTTCCCAGATGTTCCCATCTGCGGTATAAATGTCAAATCCTTTCCCAGTCAGCCTTTCGCCGTCCTCGTAGGTATAGGTATAACTAAAATTGCGGACGGTTCCGCGCACTTTGTAGGTATGTGCTGTTTTTGCGGTTGCTGTAGCTGGTGCAATGTTTACAAGTGTCATTGTTGCTAATGTGATAGCTAATATTTTCTTTTTCATGGTTGTTTTCCTCCGTTTTTGTTTTTATGCACTCAAAATTGAGTAAAGCCGCCGCCGGTAGTGATCCGGCGTGCATTCTCTGCGTCGGCTATTTTAAAACCATATGTTTGCTGGTTCCACAAACGAGACAAAGCATTTTAAAATCAAGCTTTTCCAGCTTTTCTTTTGTGAAATAGTATTCATTCACTCTTTCTTGATTTTTTAATACTTCTTTAATCATGTTTGATCTGTCAAATTCTTTCATAAGTTCAATCAACCATCCTTTCATTGTGTGCCCTGTCTCATCAGTGCAGGTGGGGCAGTTCCTGCAGACCGCCACGCGGGCGGTTTCGACTATTTCACTTGTTCCGCAATCTGTGCATATATAGACGGTTTCGATTCGTCAACCTCTTTATAGATACATCCGCTATATGCTTTATTTGTTGACCCTTTGCAGGACCTTCCGAAGTTCTTGCAGTTGTAGCACATTGGGTTATACTCCAATGTTTCAATGGCTTTTCTGCGTGCCTTGCTTCTCTTTATCTGTTCATCTGTTACAACCATAATATATTTTTCCATGTTCAAAACCTCGATTTCGTTTTCTGGTCTACCATCATCAGAGCCGGGAGACCATCCCGCGGCTGACGCTCCAGATCGGAGCGTTTCGGCTAATCAAGAAATTTTTCAATTTCCTCATCCGTCATATTTTCAACTTTCTTTCGTGCCGGTATTGGGTTCATTTCCATTTCACCGACCAAGTAAGTAAATACAATACTTTCTAAGAATGTTCTTTCTTCTCTGCTCATACGTCTACCTCCTCAACATATTTTTCAAGATCACTTTCTGTTAAATTATCAGCTACTAAATTGTGATCCTGATTGTATAACTCATATTCATTTTCAACGGTTCCGAAAAAACCGTCGAACTGGTTGCATACGTAATAACCAGCTTTTTCTAATTTCTCAATGATTTCTTTCATTTCCACTACCTCCGTTTCCTTTGATGCTTGTATCATATCACTAATTTTAGTGATAGTCAATAGTAAATATCACTTTTTTTAGAAATATTTTTCTTGACTTTTCCTGATAGGAAAAGTATGATTGATTTAAGAAAATCTATATGGAAAGGAAGATACACAATGCTAAAATACAGATTTGATGTAGGGGACGCACTGGAGCGCATAGGTTTTAACTCTTACATGGCCAAAACAAGCGGCTTATTGAGCCAAGAAACACTCAAAAAAATAAAGAACGAGGATACCAATATAAACGCTAAAAGCATAAATAATCTTTGCTTACTTTTGGACATGCAACCCAAAGACATCTTTATATATGTAGAGAGTCCGGAAGATTTGGAACTAAAAAAGAAATTGCAAAAAAAATAAAATATCACTTGCAAAAGTGATATATGTGTGCTATAGTATAGTCAGATCAAGAAAACAGCACAGCGCCGAAAGGAGAACGACATATGAAAATAAAAGGAATCGGAACAATAAGCAAAGAGAAAGCAATGAGCATCCTAACTAGAGAGGGAAGAAAAGCCGTAAAAACTGGATTGATTACGACCGAAGAACTTGGCCAGATGTACAAGCTGGATCAGGTCGAAAAAGCATCAAAGGTCGGAAAGTATGGCGAAACTTTCCGGCAGTCTTACAAATGGGTTCCGGACGATCTGAAAGAAGAACTTACACCGGAACAGCTTGGAAGGCTCACAGATGCATTCCATGAGTGCTACGGAGCAGGAAAGAACGCATAAGAAAGAGGGGGAAGAAAAATGATTAAATGGAAAGCAACAAGCGTAAACGGACTTGTGGAATATGAGCAGGAAGCCGAAAATTTTAAGGAGCTTTTTGACGCTCTGGACGAAAGAGGAATAATTAGCGATCCAGATTTTCCACTTTATGATACGGCACTCTTGGAAAAGTATGGGAAATTGTTTAGCGATAATGACTTTAAAGACGAGAGTGGCGAACTTGATTACGAAAAAGTCGATAATTTTCTGGATGGAAAGAAATTGTCAGACATGGAACTGTATGAGTTAATACTCTCCAGGAACGGAGAAGCGTATTATCAAAAATTTATGAGAGAAACCGAAAACGGCATCGTTGAAATCGGGGAATCAGATTTTGATAAAACCGGCAAATACAAATATTAAAAATGCCGGTGGATAATCCACCGGCAACAGTCACGTAAATTTGGTTAGGTACTAAACCTAATCTTCCATAACTTACGTGATTAAGGATAGCATATAATAACTCAAAAGTCAAGAAAGAGAGGAAAATATCATGAAAAGAAATGATTTCAAAAAGATTATAAAAATTAGAAGCCAATGGCAATTTACAGGAGATAATTATAAGTTGCCAAGCGGTGAGCCGATTTCTGTATATGTTAGAAAATTGGTTGAATCACAGATGAATGTTGATAGCTTGGCAATATTGAAAAATGGGGATTTGTCTTTTGCGACCGGAGGAGAATGGAACGACACAACAAAAGAGTTTGAAGGTTATGTACTAATGCCAGCATTTCAGGAAAATGAGACTTGCGAGCTTGACGAAATGGAAAAACGTATTGACGCATTGGTTTACGAGTTGGTACAGAAACAATAAGAAAAGAAGCGGGAAAGATTAAACATCTAACCCGCTTCTTTTTCTGCATCATTCAAAATGCTATTGTTTCAATCCGTGATCTGGGGAATTGCTCCAGATACCACGCGCAGAGCATCCACTGCACGCGACGCAAAAACATAAATTAAATGCTTTGCTTTTACTAAAAAGACTATTGTTTCAATCCGTGGTCGCCGGGATCGCTGGCGGCACCACATCGGCAAGCATCCATGCCGTGCGACTTGTCTATATAGTACGCCTGCCAAGATCAAATGTCAAGAGTGTATTTCTAACAACGTTTCCGGGCGCGTCTTTCGATTTTTTAAAAGTTCAAAAATAAATCATAAATTATCTATAATATTTTTCTTAAATTTTTATAAACAAGGATAGTTGTATTAGGTTTTTGACAAGTCCGAAAATGATAGAATAGTATCAGTTTTTGCAAAAATCGTCTGACAATCGTCTGACATAACACGACACAATCGTCTGACGTCGCTTTTTCAGAACTATGTTCTCTTTCTCTATCTTTTTCTTAATCTTTTAAATTAATAATAATACACTTACTATAAAGCCTATAGGTTTATAGTAAGTGTATATCCGCATATGCGCGCGGCGTAAGTATATAATACCGCCGTAAAAATTAAGGCTTGACTTTAAACCCGGAAATAGTGTATACCAAAAGCAGAGAGATAAACAGAATTGGAGGTGTGAAAGCTATATGCAGGATATAGAGAGTGTAGATCTTACAACCCTTATAGTGGATCTAGGCACAGTACAGATATACACATCAACTGTGCAAGATTTAATAGACAACGCTTGTATAGAATTTCACATCGACGATCTGTTGAAAGCTGGTCAAAGGCAATGGAAAGCTGTTATGCAGTATGTAGGTATGCATTTATTCCCTGATACATCGGTACTAAAAGACAAGAGTCTAAAACCTCTTGGTAATGCAACTATACCGACTAACTGCAATAGATACGATAGAGAGGTATTATATAAACTTTGTGATTATTATATATATATCTCCAATGTTTACAGTAAGTTGGTAAGTACAGTAGCATTTAGTTATTTTTGTAATATACCGACAAACACAATGGATATATGGAGTACAGAAGAACCAAGTTCGTTGGCTTTCAAGATGTGGCAAAAATTGCAGCGATCACGCAAGGATTGTATACTAGATCGTGCGTATGACTCCAACAGCCCTGTAGGCACCATGTTCGTGGGCAATAACGAATTTGGCATGAACCAGCCCGGCATTGGCGATAATGCCACTCAAAGAAGGGCAATTACAGCGCAGGAGCTGCCAAGATTGGACGAGAAAAAGAGCCAAGAATTGCACGCAATCGACACACAATTCACAGATGTAGTGGCAGATAACACGGTTTAAATTGTGTGTGGTTATTCTACAATTCACAAACGCAGTAATACCAAGGGTTGTAGCGTTTCAACTATTCGTCAACTATTCGGAAAAGTTAGGTTTTGCGAATAGTTGCAAGGGTATGACATGAATTGTATTAAAACAATTTGATTTTCACACAATGACAACAAAACGAAACGGAAAATATTTTAGATTTCCATGTTTGCAGAAAAAGGATGGGGAGGGGGTCTGGCAGAAAGACCACCGGGCGGCTACTAAGTCCCTCAAATTCCTCAAAAAATAAAAAGTCGCTTACAACACCCATTGACTTTCACCGTAAATAGGCTATAATAAATTTATAACAATTCACTTTCACGTTGCGAATCGCAACTATATTTCCAAAAAATTTTTTAAAAACAAAAAAGAGTGTTTCGGACAGGAGAATGATATATGACCGGAAATGAGTATCAGGCATCAGCCATGCGGACAAATGATCGCAAGGCAACAGAAAGAATTTCGGATAAACTTGATTTGCTTAAATCTTGCAAGAAGAACAATATCGCATCGTTGCAAGATTACGACCTTGGCGGAATCTTTAATGCTTGCCTTGGACTATCCGGTGAAGTTGGAGAATTTAACGACATAATCAAAAAATGGATTTTCCACGAGAAACAGCTTGATATTGACCATGCTAAGAAAGAAGCTGGCGATATTTGTTGGTATCTTGCAATGCTTTGCGAATCCTTCGGATGGAGCCTTGATGAAATCATGCAGATGAATGTAGACAAGCTTAAGGCACGTTACCCGGAAGGCTTTGACATCGAAAAAGCAAACCACAGAGCGGAAGGTGATGTGTAATGGCAAGCTGCGGCAATGAGTTGATGAAAACCGAGTATTCCGAAACCTTTGATGAAAAACGCAAAGGATTGATTGAGCAGTCATATTACAAATACGGACCGGCAATAATGAATTTTGCAAACGGGAATGTGGATGCAATCGAAAGTTTAAAAATGTGCCTTGCCAAGTTTGAAGAAACCGGAAATCTTGAATATCTGTGTGATGTTGCGAATTATGCAATGTTCCGGTTTATGTTTCCGCAGCAGGGCGAGTATTTCGAACATACGGACTCTGATTCATCTGCCGGGATCTTCGGTATGAGCGTAAATGAAATGGAACGATTCAAACAGGAACACAGCTTTGAGGATGGGAGATATTGATATGGCTTTGAAAGTTATTGCAACAGCGGCAGATGCCCTCGTAATACTGGGACTTATGAGAGAACAGGTAAAACAAAAAGACAATTCAAACGCAATGGGGTATTTGCTTTCATACGCGATCTTTGCAATGAATATTATGACCATTTGGAAATGATGGGCTATTGCCAAACGGTAAGGCACAGGATTTTGATTCCTGCATTCCTGGTTCGAATCCCGGTAGCCTAATTGGTTACATGCTGACGTTTCATGTAACCACGTATGTTTTTCATATGTACTTGAACCCTTGGTTGAGTGATTCAAGCATTTGGGTTCCTCCTTTCGCCACTAGGACGATTCTGTTAAGGACGGTGCGAGACCGTCCGGTAGGTCTATATCATGCGTCTATCCCACGTCACATGATCGTGTAACGCATAGCACGTAAAACATATTGCTAACCGTCTTGTGGCGGTTATGATCGGTTAGTCGAGCGGTAAGACACCACCCTTTCATGGTGGTAACACGAGTTCGAATCTCGTACCGATCACTATATTGGGATTTAATTCAGTGGTAGAAGACACGGCTTATATCCGGGTTGTCGCTGGTTCGATTCCTGCAATCCCAACTTCGGGAGGCCTTTCGGTTCTTCGGAATGTGAGAGTGGAAATCAAAAAAGATAACGCACAACAAAAAGACTGTGAGTAGGAAGTACAACAAAAGCAGTTAGGCGATACAATCAAAATTTCCTAATGCGTTTGGTTAACCTTTGAGTGATTGGATATTGCCATTTGCAGTGTTCCCATAATGGAATTGGAGCCGGTTGCTATCCGGTCGGGCGTTTATTCGCCTTGTAGGTTCGAATCCTACACACTGCGTTTGCTCGAAAAAGTCGGGCGTTGATGTGTGGCGGAATGGGTAAACGCTATGAAATGTCTATTGCAAAATGCAATACAGAGAAGGTATTTCTCAGGGACATTATGAGAAAGTAAATCTTTTCTGCGAGGTTCAAATCCTCGCCACATCAATTCAATTACATTTGTTACACATAAAAGACGCGGGATCTCACGAGGATTCCGATTTTTGCTATGATTGGGGGCGTAAGAATGTGTGATTTTTGTCGTAATAAAAAGAAAATCATTGATGGTAAAGGAAATTTAGTTCTTTTTGGAGCTGAAAATAACATGATTTTCGACAATAGCGATGGAAAAGAGGTTGCAGGAGCCGTAAAAATTAATTTTTGCCCTATCTGCGGTAGAAAGTTGGTGAAAGAATGTGAAGATAAATGACATAAAAACCTAATCGCAGATTACGGAGAAAGTACAACATTGAAAGATGTCTTGAAGAAAGTTCAAGGAAATAGGGAATACAAATGCCCTAAGTGTGGCGGCTCTGGAAAAATTACCATAAGAAAAAATCCGGCTGAATATTGGGAATGCAGTGATAGATATGAATATAATAGCATAGAATGCGACCTTTGCAATGGAGAAGGATACACAGAGCATGAATATAAACCGAAAATGGTGCAGGACGGATGGCAGTAACTCAAAACAAGTATGACGGATATTAAGGTGGTGGAAGAATGAATGAATTAACGCAAAGCAAAGACGGATATATCGTATTTGACGAGAGCGGAACTTGCGCACTTGCATATGGCGCAGCGGAAAAATGGTTCAAGACTTATGATGAAGCAATCAATTATGCTTTAGAAAAAGTTACTAAAAATTGTGAATTATTTAAAGAGCGCATTGATTTTAACTCTGTAATTGTTTATGAGGGTTCAGAAGAATTTATGCACGGAACGCATACTATACCATATGGGAAAGTGTTGTTTTGGTGGAAGAATCATAAATAGTTTGGTGGTGGAAGAATGAATAAATTATTACAAAATATACTTTTTCAGAAACCTACAGATTGTAAATATTGCGGAATGTTAAGTTGCGGAGTGCTTGGCGCGACTTACACATGCGTGAATGAGAAAAGTGATTGTTATTTTGTTTACCCAGTTATATGCCCTAAAGAGTGCATATTTTATGAAAAAGACACGGACTCCCAATGTTAAAACACTATTCAAACAACACAGACATCGGAACTTGATATTTTGAATATGCTAGGATTAGTTTGAAAGTTGGTGGAATGATGAAGCAGAAAAAAGAAGTTTTATGCGAATGTGTTAACCATGAAAATTGTTCATTAGACCCGTTTAGTTGCGGATGTTCAATAGAAATTACGACTTTTGAAGATGCTTGTATAGGTAAAAGAACATTCATTCCGGGAATCGAATGTGATAAGTGAGGTATTTATATGAAACATCAAAAAGAATGGCACACTTGCGACAGGTGCGGTGCTGAAATAAAATTCAAGCCAAGACAACAGCTACAATATGTGCCGTTTGGTACATATTCAGAACCGGTAGCTAGATTTACAGAAGATGAAATTTCGTGCGAGCTTTACAAAACAAGATTTTGCGGAAAACTTAAGAAAACTTATGAATTATGCCCTAAATGCAGAAAGGATTTTGAGAGGTTTATGAGAAATGACTGTTAATATGGGAACAAAAACCTATGAAATGAGCCGCAAACAGGCAAAAGCTATCCTTGGAACGGCTAAGAAACTTGCAAATTGCAACATATACGGTATTGAAAAAGGCAATGTGGTGATTATGCTGAATGAAAAGTATGAGGACGATATGAGCCTTAAAAAATCCGTAGAGGAGTATAAAAAGAAAGGGTTCAAGGTGCATTGGAAATGAAAATAATCAAAGAAGGCAGCCTTAGGTACGAAAGAAAACCTTTAAAGTTTGAGTGCAAGAATTGCAAAACCGTTTTTGAAGCGGAAAAGACTGAATATCAATATTGCGGAAATCAAATAGAAGGTGACAACTACAAGTGTGAATGTCCGTTGTGCCACAAAACAGTATATTACAGCTAGAACAATGATTGCTGATTATCAGCGGAAAGGAATTTTTATGAAAAAATTATTTGTAAGCGTGCCAATGAAAGGCAGAACAGAGGAAGAAATCAAAGCAAGCATTCAGAAGATGAAAAAGATTGCTGAAATATACGAGGGCGAAGAATTAGAGCTTATCGACAGCTACATTGAGGATAACCCACCTAAAGACAGCAAAGAAGCTGTATGGTATTTAGGTGAAAGCCTTAAGAAGCTGGCACAGGCTGATGTATTTATTGGAATAAACGATGCTTGGGATTGGAATGGATGCTACATTGAAATTGAAACAGCAAAAAGATATGGCATTAAAATATATATGATTCCGGCAAACTATGTAATTGACGATTATAATGCACTTGTGCAGAAATTGCATCCGGCTTGCTGTGATGCAATGCCAACAATCTAACAATATATTTACCGGCTAACAAACAGAGTTAGTCGCTAACCTAGAAAAATTATAGGCAGAGGTCAAGGCACTTCTGCTTTTGCGGAGGTGCTTTTTATTTGGCTTCAAAGCAGTTAATCAATGCAGTAAATGGATATGAAAACTACATACAGAGAAAAGGCGTTGATGAACAGGTAATAGATGCCCTTTTGAAAGCGTGCAATGTGGCAATTCGGACGGAAAAAGACGTTGACTACGGATTGACTATAACCGAAAGAACAAAGGCTTTAATCAATGAATTTACGCAGAAAAATGCGGGCGGTAGCATATGGGAACTTGAACGATATGCGCAGAATCACGACATTAAAGGCGGATACAAACTTGTGGATCAGTTCTATGAAGTCTTGCGGTTAGAGAGCTTTTATCGTTTTGAGAGCTTCATCTACTTTATGGAGCGCAAAAGAAATTGGAGTAAACGGTTTTATTATCCACGCCGCAAGACGCTGAATATTGTTGCCCAAGATCTTGAAGATTTGGAAAACCGGAAGATTAAATTTTACGGATTATCAATGCCATCGCGTGTAGGTAAATCGACTATCTGCATTTTCTTCCTATCGTGGGTGGCTTTGCGCAGACCAAACAGCCATAGTGCTATGGGTGGTCACTCTGGTATTTTGGCAAAAGGATTTTACAAAGAACTGATGAATCTTTTTACCACAGAAGAATATACGTTTGCGGAACTTTTTGCTTATTGGCATCCGGAATACGCAAACGCAGCACTTCCAACGGACAAAAGTGCTGATGAATTTACAATTACGCTTGGAGATCCGGACAGATTCGCAACCGTAACGTGCCGTGGTATTGATGGAACATGGACAGGAGCGGTCGATGTTTCGAAAGACGGATATTTGTATGTCGATGACTTGGTTCGTGATCGAGAACATTCATTAAGTCCTACTCGAATGGAAAACACGTACCAAGAGTACCTAAACAAGATGGTTGACCGTAAGAATGACGGTGCAAGAGAATTGATGGTTGGTACTCTTTGGAACGTTTTAGATCCATTGGAGCGAATGAGAAAGCAATATGAGCATGATCCGCAATACCGATTTCGTAAGATTCCGGCACTTAATGAAAATGACGAAAGCAATTTTGCGTATGAAATCAACGGATTTTCCACGGAATACTATCGGGATATGCGAGATAAGCTTGACAATGCCGAATGGATGGCTAAGTTTATGCAGCAACCATATGTCCGCGAGGGATTGCTTTATACCGATTTAAGATTATTTAACGGAATCCTACCGGACGGAGATTTCCGGCGCATCGGAGTTGTGGATGTTGCCTGGGGCGGCGGCGATAGCTTGTCAATGCCGATTGGGGCAGAATATGAAAACGGTGATGTTTATATTTACGATTGGGTATTCAACAAAGGTCCGAAAGAGGTAACAATTCCTCTTGTTGTTGGACGAATTATCGGGAATGAGATTCGGCAGACAAGATTTGAGGGGAATACCGGGGGAGATCTGTATTGCCAATATGTAGATGAAAAGTTACAGGAACAGGACTATAAATGTTCATGCACAAGCAGAAAAGCCCCAAACAAGGTTGAAAAGTTATCAAAGATAATAGCATATTCTGGGGATATTAAGAGAAAATTCATATTTCTTGATACGCACCGCCCGACACAGGAACAAATGAAGAAAGATTCAGATCTTGGAGTAACAAGATATTACAGAAATGACGAATATCAAGCGGCTATGGATGAACTTTCTATGTTTGTAAGTATTGGCGGTAATGAACATGACGATGCGGCAGACGGTTTAACCCAGCTTGAAATGTTTATAGAGAACCCAAACAATACCGCAAAGGTAGAAGCGGCAGTAAACCCATTTAGGAGGTATTAGGATATGACAACAGACAAATATCTTTCACAGATAAGCAGAATTGACCATGCGATTGCAAATAAGCTGGAAGAAATCAAGAGGCTATCCGATATGGCAACTTCTATATCTATATCTCCGAAAGAGGTGGATGTGCAATCATCCGGAAATCCCGACAAAATGGGGAACGCTGTATCGAAGATTGTTGATCTGCAGAATGAGATTCAGACGCTTGTAGATGAATTGGTTGATAAAAGACGGATTATTATATCACAAATCGACAGTATGGATAATACAGATGTATATATCGTGCTTTCATCACATTATGTCAATGGAAAAGATTGGAACTTGATTTCCGTTGAGATGAAATATTCCTACAGAAACATTATGAAACTTAGGAAAAGAGCATTGCAGGAGTTTGAAAGACGTTATGGACAACTTTATTCTGAAAAGAGTGCATAAAAGTACACAATAGTTCACACTCTTTCACAACATTTCCTAAAACTTGCATGATATACTAAAAGAGTAGAAAAACAAATTCCTACAACCCCCAAAAAGCATATAACCCGTAAAAGACACTGTCAGAAATGGCGGTGTTTTTTATTTACAAGAAAGAGGTTGCTATGAAAAAAGTAACTATATATTGCCCGGATTGCGGAAGAATTGCCGGACATTATGATGGGAGATCTACGATAGATCATCCGTGTAAATGTAAAAAATGCAATCATATTGTGATTTATCGCGTGGCAACAGGCAAAATTGAAACAAAGCCGATACCAAAACGCGCTTGCAGTAGTGGAGTTTTATTTATATGAAGAATACACAGTATTTCCATGACCTTGTAAAAGGAAGATACGGAAGAAAAATTGCATATGCTAACGTAGAACAGATTACTGCAGACAATATCGTAAATGTTGTCGGAAACTGCATTGGTGCATTTTATTTCAACAAGACGATCATTCGGTATCTTTGGAACTACTACAAGGGCGATCAGCCTGTATTGTACCGAACAAAGGTACAAAATGCGGATATAACCAATAAGGTATCTGAAAACCATGCCTATGAGATTGTTCAATTCAAGGTTGGTCAGACTTACGGTGAGCCAATTCAGCTTATCAGCAGAAAAGACGATGACCGAATAAACAATGCCGTTGATGAATTTAACGATTATCTGACCGATGCTAATAAGCAGGAAAAGGATATTAAGGCAGGAGAGTGGCAATCAGCAACCGGAACGTCATTTAAGGCGGTACAGATTACAAAAAATGGAGATATACCATTTAGGATTGTTGCGCCAACACCAATGAATACATTTGTTATTTATAATGAATCCACAGAAGAACCACTTTTAGCAATCCAAGAGCTTAAGGATGCCGATGGACAGATGTATAAACTCTGCTACACGGACTCTTACGAATGCAAGATTGTAAATGGAGAGGTTCGAGGTTGGAAACTGCATGGTTTTGGTGGAATCCCGATTGTCGAGTTTCCGAACAACCATGAGCGCATTTCTGATATTGAGCTTGTGATCGGACTATTGGATGCAATCAATACAATGCAGTCAAACCGAATGGATGGCGTTGAGCAGTTTGTTCAGTTTTGGGTAAAATTCGTAAATTGCGAGGTTGATGAAGAAACATTTAAAAAAATGAAAATGAATCACGCTCTTACAGTTAAGTCTATCAACAAAGATAATAAATCAGATGTTGACATTATGACGCAAGAGCTGAATCAGACAGAGTGCCAAGTTGCAAAGGATGATCTGTGGGATAATGCACAGTCCATTCTTGCCATACCAAATAAGAACAACAATAATTCCGGTGGAGATACACAGGGAGCGGTTGAACTTAGAAACGGATGGGACTTCTCAAAGTCGAGAGCAAAACTGAAAGACCCGATTGTAAAGTCGGCTGAAAAAAGACTTGCGAAAGTTGTTTTGAATGTGATTCGCATACGGGATCATGATTTGGGATTAAGTTTGCGCGACTTCGACGTTCAGATAAATCATAGTCCACAAGACAATATGTACACCAAGTCACAGACACTATATCAGCTTTTACAAGCCGGTATTCATCCACTTGTGGCAATTAAATCTGTCGGACTTTGGGGAGATGCAGAAAAGACATTTCTGTTGTCAAAGCCGTACTTGGATAATCTGTGGAAAACCATTGATGATGTAGAAGCACAGGAACAGAAAGCAAAAGAATTGATAAATAAAATGAATACAGATGGCACACAGAGCCAGACAAACAAAGATAAGACAGTCACCGAGTGATCGGTGGCTGTTTTTATTTTATAAATTTGCACCTATGCGTGAAATAGGAGAAATCACAAGTTGAGCAACCAACGTAAAAAAGCGTAGTGAATCGGAGGTAATCATGACAAGAGAACAGGCAAAACAGAACCTTATCGCTATCGGAGTGGCAGAGCCTACGGATGAACAGGTAAGCAATTATCTGAATCAGGTCAATGGCGAAACAAAGAAAGAGAAAGACAGAGCCGATGGCTACAAGGCTAAAGCTGACACAGCAGATGGTTTACAGAAACAGCTTGATGAATTGCAAGCTGGAAATCTGACAGAGCTTGAAAAGGCAAATAAGGCATTAGACACAGCTAATCAGCAAATTGCAGAGTTGCAGAAAAATAATGCTATTAGAGATTTACGTGAAAAGGCTATGACCGATTTCAAGGTAACCGCAGAGCAGGCAAAAACAATTGTAAAAGAAGATGGCAGCTTTGATACAGCCGAACTTGGAAAGATTATGTCCGAAAAAGAGACCGCCGCAGCGCAAGCCAAGGAACAGGAGATTGCAAATGGCAGTACGAATCCGGGCGGTGGCACGGCTGGTGGTAATAAGGCCGGTGCAGATAATAAGACAAATGCTGAAAAGATAGCAGAAAGCCTTATATCTAATGCACCTAAGAACAATGACGTTTTATCACATTACATTCAACAATAACAGGAGGTAAAAAATGGCAAAGGAAATGAATATGCAGTACGAAAAAACTTCATACGCAGGAGATGTTCAAATTTTAAAGAGAGAGCCTAACGAAGCAATCCCATTAACACTTGATTTTGACGGCGTGACAACTAAAAACGCACAGGGCAAGAGAATTGTCAAGGCAGGTACACCAATCGGAGCAACCGGAAAGGCTGACAATACAGCCACAGTAGTAGGCATTTTAAGGTTCGATGTAACAGAGGACAGACCACAGGGAGTATTGCTTAAAAAAGCATATCTTAATACAAAGGTAGCAGAAGCACATTCTGGCGTTACATATGACGCAGCGGTTAAGACAGCTCTTCCAATGATTGTATTTGAATAATAACAGGAGGTAAACAGATGTTAATTAATGAAGTATTAGACAGTAAGTCTATTGCATTATCGGCAACAGAAAACGCTAGTAATCAGATACCTTATCTTGGTTTACAGTGGTTTCCTGAAAGAAAGAAGCAGGGACTTGATTTAAGTTGGATTAAAACACATAAAGGACTTCCAGTATCACTTGCACCATCCAACTTTGACACAATTCCAACTCTTAGAGCTAGAGGCGGATTAAGCAAGGAAAAAACGCAAATGGCATTTTTCCGTGAGGGAATGACAGTAGGCGAAGAGGAAATGCTTGAAATTGAGCGTATTCAGTCTGCTGACGACCCATACCTTGCAAGTGCTTTATCAAGTGTGTATGACGATACAAATAACCTTGTAAGCGGTGCAGAAGTTGTACCAGAAAGAATGAGAATGTCACTTCTTGCAACAAATGCAGGACACCCCGTAATTGCTATCGTGAGTGATGGCGTTCAGTATGCCTATGATTATGACAAAGACGGCTCATACGCAAAAGACCATTATGTAAAGCTGTCCGGCACAAGCATGTGGAGCGATACAGCTAATTCAAAGCCACTTACAGACCTTAACAATGGAAGAAAGGAATTAAAGAAAAAGGGCAAGATTGCTAAATATGCACTTATGAACAGCAATACATTCCAGTATTTGCTTGATAATGAGCAGATAAGAAACTCAATCCTTGCACAGAACCTTACAGCAACCATTGAGGTTGATGATGATACTGTTGTTTCAGTAGCGCAGAAGAGAACAAAGCTCACTATCGTACTTTACGATAAGATGTACATTGATGATGATGGCAAGGAGCAGTACTTCTACCCAGATAACAAGGTTACACTTCTTCCGGAAGGCAGCCTTGGTAGCACTTGGTTTGGCACTACACCGGAAGAAAGAACTGCAAGACAGATAGCTGATGTTGATGTAACAACATATGGTGTAGGTATTACAGTCGCTACAAAGACAGAGTATGGACCACCTATGAAGATGTCAACATTTGCATCCGAGGTTGTACTTCCATCGTATGAAAATATGGATAGCACATTTGTATATGAGGTTCATAGCGAAGAGTAGGGGGTGCAACTATGAAATATCCATATATAGTGATTCATAATGGTAAATGGTATAACGCAGGAGAAGAAGTGCCGGAGAGTAATTCTCCGGTATCTTCCGTTGGGTATACAAAGACCGAAATTAACAGAATGAGTACCGCAGACTTGCAAAAACTTGCCGCGGAGCAGGGAATTGAAAATGCACAAGCGACAAGCGGTGCGGAACTGAAAGAAATTCTGATTGCAAAATTTAATCTGTAGGAGATCGCTTATGTCATACACGCTTGTCGAACAGGTAAAGATTCGTTTAAAACAATTTCATATAGAAGAAGTAGAGGACGAAGCGACCGGGGAGAAGTCCGATAAAGTTGTGTTTGATGAAAAAGAATGTAACCCTTTGATTGAACAGCTTTTAGAGCAGGCAAAAAAAGAGATTATCAGCAGGCGGAACTACCCGGACACATACACGAAAGACCAGATTGACAGTGATGTTAAGAACTATGAAAACATTATGGTCAATTTGGCAGTGTACGACCGGTCGCAGGCAGGAGAAGCGTACATGGCAAGTTTCTCAGAAAACGGTGTGAGCCGGACATGGAAAGACCGTGAAAGCCTTTTTGTTGGAGTGTTTCCGTTTGTAAAAGCAATGTAATTAAAGAAGATTGTGCGTGACCATATTTCCGATGCCGGTAAAATGGTTGCAGGCGGCGCACATTAAGCGGTGGTTGGCAGTGCGTCAAAAGGAGATTCAAATGAAAAGTATTTTGATTCAAACTTATCTTGTGGCACTTCCGATAGTGCTTGGATATATAGTTTGGCTTCTTAAACAGCAAAAGAAAAGTAGGGATGCAAACAGTAAAGGAACAATGCTCCTTTTGCGCGTCCAACTTATTGAATACCATGCAAAGTACACCAGAATCGGAGAAATACCGTCATATGCCTATCAGAACTTCTGTGAGATGTATGATGCGTACCATGCGTTAGGTGGAAATGGAATGGTTACGAAAATGAAACATGAGATTGAAGAAATTCATATAGGGAAAGGAGATAAAAGCCATGAGAAATTGGAAAGATTGGACTAAGAAAGCCGGAATCCGAGCAATCAAGACTGTTGCGCAGGCGGCAGTTGCTGGAATTGGAACGGCGGCATTTATGGGTGCGGTGGATTGGAAATATGTTCTTTCTGCATCAGTCCTTGCCGGAGTGTTATCACTTCTGACAAGTGTTGCCGGAATCCCGGAGGAAAACACCAATGCTTGACATTAACAAGCAGAAAATGAAATATTCGCAATCCGGTCAGAAGGTATTTATCCCACAAACTGACGAAAATGGAGATATTGTCTATGAAGGGTACAAGGATTCCGATGGGAACTTTGTACCTTATTTAGATTCCGAAGGCAACAAGATCCCAAAAGGCGAGGAAGTTGAAGGGTTTTCAGAACCTACGACATTCCAAGCAAATATCAGCAATAAGTTGTCAGAAGCCCTTGTGAAAGAATTTGGAATTGATGATAGTACATCATACTGTCAGCTTGTCACGGATAAAGGATATTTGCCGCTGAAAGCCGGTGATGTGGTGTGGAAACGTTCGGAAGTCAAACGCACTGATGATGGACTTGTGGATTCAGAAACCGCAGATTACATCGTAAAAGGCGTTGCTGATGAAGGACTGACCACGGATTTATTTCTTCTTCGGAAGAATATTAAGTAGGTGATTGCATGAAAAAGAAACCTATTTCAATGACACTATCCACTAAGTCCATACAAGACGCTATAAAGAAATTAGAACAGTACCGCGATAGTTTACAGGCTAAATGCGATTTGCTTGTTTCTAGGCTTGCACAGGAAGGTCAGACGGTGGCAATAAAACAAATATCGAAATCTCCAATAGGGAACACGATAACGGTAAGGGTTGATAAAGCACCGCAGTTAATGACCTCGAACGCAATTCTGATTGCAACAGGAAAAACGGTAACGTCAGAAGATAGAGAGCCGTTCTACACTTTATTGGCAGTAGAGTTTGGAGCCGGTATTTTTTATAACTCCAAAGAGAACCCAAAAGCACCGGAACTTGGATTCGGTGTCGGCACATATCCGGGGCAAATACACGCTTTTGAAGATGGTTGGTACTATTGGGACGATAAGACCGAAACATGGCGTTATACCCACGGTATCAAAGCCACAATGCCTATGTACAATGCGGAACAACAGATTATTCAACAGTATGTAAAGATTGCAAGGGAGGTATTCGGTGGAAAATGAGTTAAACAGTTGGGCACTTGATTTTGAAGATACCTTATGTTCCCTTTTGAAATCATACATGGAAAGCAAGGTAAGAGGAATTAAGGTGACGCAAGATGAAGAATCGGGCGGTACCGCAACATTCCCGACACTTTTAGTCAGACAAATCGGTGGTACAGAAGCCGGACGAACGAATGAAGCAAAGACAATCAACGCAATTCGCCCAACATTTCAGATTACAATTACAAACAAAGGTTCGAGAAAAGCAACTAAGGACATCGCAGCATATGCGGTGTCTTTTTTTAAACAACAAATGTTTGAGGTATCAAATGTAATCTCAACAATTTCCAAGCAAGTGCGAACGGTTACATTCCGCGCAACTCGCGTAATTGGAAACGTTGAGCATTTAGATCAGCTATAAGCAGAAAGGAAGTAGAAAATATGGCATCAACAAGCTATAGAACACGTGTCATTGTAAAAGAGCACACGGAAAAACAGGCTGACTTTGCAGGAACATATAATCTTTTGGTTGCGGCTAAGTCAGTTCCAAGCCCTGCATCACCACCAAACACGGTTGAGTCAACCACAATGGAAGATGATCAGCAGACTTTTGAAAAAGGAATTAAGACTTCTGATTCAAGAGAAATCACAGGAAACCTTGAAAAAGAATATCTTTCAAAAGTGGATGGATATGGAGATAAAAAACTTGATATTATCCATCTGTATGGAACGGACGGTATTGGCGGTGTAGCGAAGTACGCATATGTAGGAACTGCAACAGCCACACCTAACGATGTAGGTGGAAACGATGAAATCCTTGAAATGACGGTAACAGTTATTCCAAGTACAGCATCGGAACTTGTTACAGATAAGCTGACTGTCGTTGATAACAACGATGGAACATTCACTGTAACAGTGGTGGGGTAAAAAGCCTATCGGACGAGCAATCGACCGCACCGGTAGGCGAGGATGAACGGTCGATAGCAGAACTTGAAGCAATAAGATAAGCAACAATGGGGGCGGTGGCAACACTGCCCCCTTGCCAATATAGGGCAGAAAGGCAAGGTAAAACATGAAAGTAAAGTTAGGAAATAGCGAATATTCAATCAAATTTGGTTTTAAGCCAACATTAAAGTCACATCTTATCAAAGATGTATCAGAGTCGGTAAGTGAGCAGGACGGAAGCTTAGAGTCTGTAGAGAAACTGTTACTTGAAACACTTCCTAAGATGCTTCTTGTAGGACTGCAAGTAAGCCATAAGGACGAGTTTGGATATGACTACGAAACAGGGGAAGGATATGACGAGCAGTTCCAGAAGGTGCTTGATATGCTTTCTGAAAAGATTGACAATGGCGAAATCAACTGCCTTGAATTGTTTAATGAGTTAGAGTCCGAGCTGGAGTCAAACAGTTTTTTAGCGCAAATGATGGAGACGGAGAAAAAGAATCGAACCCCGGCGAAGAAAACTCCATCCAAGACAGCCAACAAGAATTAACATGGGAATATTACGTTGCGGAAATCCGTCCGTTTTACCTTGTGGTAACAAAAGGATACGGATTTTCAGTTGATGATATAGATATGATGAATCCAGAGTTGCTTAAGCCTTATGTGGATGCATATAAGGCAGAATGGAAGCAACGCGACATGGAAATGTATATGTGGTTCGGCAGATATGCAACGTCAGCACTTGTGACCGCAATAGACGCGACATTCGGAAAGGGTAATAGTAAGTACGTGAAAGAAACTTGCTATGATTCCATTGAAAAGCAGAATACGGACGATCCAGATGCAGAGATACGAGAAATGCTTAAGGCAGAAGAAGAATGGGCGGCTAAATCAAGACAATCACATTTACCAAAACCAAAGATAGTTTAAGAAAAGAGGTATTGCTATGGCAGTAATTATTGGAAGTGCTAGGCATGATGAACACGGCAACTGTTATTCTGGTGGGAAAGCCGGAGACCAGACCGGACAAGAAGTTTCGATGCAGAAGTTCTATAACCATTCTAAGGGATGGTACGTGCTAAGAGCGAAGGACGATAGGGTTGCGGAGAAGTTAGCCGAAGCTATGAAGATTGCATCTGATAACAAAAATATCGGCTATGACCAATCGGAACGCTACGGAGTCATTAAGCATGGAATCAACACAAAAGTCAAGACGGAATGCGATTGTTCTTCCCTTGTACGTGCCTGTATTATCTATGCATCCGGTAAGGATGTGGGAGATTTCAATACATCCAATGAACGACCGGTAATTTTGAAATCCGGTCTGTTCGATGATATGGGTTCTTATCATGTCGGGTTCGTTCTTCGCAACGGAGATATTCTTGTGACACGCACAAAAGGTCATACAGTTATTGTTGTAAGCGGAGCAAAGAAATGCAAAGCCAAGTATTATCCGAAGTATAAGGGAAACTCAAACTCAATCGTAGAAGCGTTAAAAGCGGTTGGGGAAGATGATGTGTCGAAAGAACATCGTGCGGAAATCGCAAAAAAGAACGGATTTTCCAATTTTAAGTTTACATCAGAGGAAAATTCAAAGATGCTTTCTCTTCTGAAAAAGGGAAAACTGAAAAAGTAATTCAAGGGCGGTAAGGGTCAAATCCTACCGTCTTTTTCTTATGTAGAAAGTTGGTGGATAAATGGAATTAGAGTCTCTTGAAATAAAAATCCAAGCACAGGCACAACAGGCAAGCGGTCAGATAGATGCGCTTGTGACAAGGCTTGGGAGATTATCTTCCGCACTTTCCGGACTTAGTACCGGGAATTTGAATAGCCTTTCCACCGGGGTAAACCGACTTGCAGGGGCAATGACGGCAATGCGCGGAATTGACACACGGACTTTTTCTGCAGTGGCAAGAAATGTGAGCAAATTAGGCTCTATCAACAGCAAGCAGATTAATGCTGCGGCTGGTTCTATGCGTCAGATTTCCAACGCGGTAAAAGGGCTTTCTGGAATGTCAGCATCTGTCAAAGGTCTGACCGACCTTGCATCTGCAATCAAACAGCTTGGCTATCAAAGTTCCACCAAGGCGATTGAAAATATCCCGAAACTTGCCACGGCAATGCGACAACTTATGTCTGAACTGTCAAAAGCACCTATGGTAAGTCAAAATCTTATCAACATGACAAATGCGCTTGCAAAGTTAGCAAGAACAGGTGGAGCGGCAGGAACAGCGGCAAAAAGCATCACAAGCTCATTTAGTGGATTTAGTTCCGGTGCTTCTGCGGTTACCAAGAAGTCGTTCTCTCTTGCGTCTGCAATCGGAAAAGTGTATGCAACGTATTGGACTCTATTCCGAGGATTTAGGCTACTTGGAGATGCTATTGATATATCATCCTCGCTGACAGAGGTTGAGAATGTTGTAAGGCAGACATTCGGGCAGTATGAAAGCCTAATTAACAATTTCGCAAAAACATCAATTGAAAAATTTGGTATGTCTGAATTGTCTGCGAAACAGTTTGCAAGCCGTTTCCAAGCAATGGGAACTGCCCTTGATATTCCACAGGGGAAAATGGCAAAAATGTCTATCCGGTTGACAGAATTGGCTGGAGATATGGCTTCATTCTATGATGTGAGTCAAGAAGATATTGCCAAGAGTCTGCAATCTGTATTTTCCGGTACTACGGCACCTATGCGGCGTTATGGTATCGACTTGACACAGGCAACATTAAAGGAATGGGCGTTAAAACAAGGACTTGATGCAAACATTTCCTCAATGACGCAGGCTCAAAAAGCCATGTTGCGTTATCAGTATGTGCTTGCGCATACAACCAATATCACCGGAGACTTTGCACGTACAGCAGATACCTGGCACAATCAGATAACCATGCTTAAAGAGAACTTCAAAGCACTTGGAGCGGTTGTTGGTGGTGGTTTAATCAATGCATTTAAGCCATTTATCAAGGTACTTAACGCAGTTCTGCAGAAAGTAATTTCTTTTGCGGAAATGGTAACGAATGCTTTAGGTTCAATCTTCGGATGGAAGTATGAAGCAAGCAAAGGGGCAGGAATCAGCGGTCTTGCTGATGATATTGGAAGCGCGTCTGACGGCATGGACGATTTAAGTGATGCCGCAGGAAGTGCGGGGAAAAACACAGGCGGTATCGCAAAGAATGCTAAGAAAGCAAAAAAGGAAATCCAACAGGCAACTCGTGCATTTGATGAATTAAAGGTTATTTCAAAACAGAGTAAAGACAAGGGTTCCGGTTCAGGAAATAAAGGTTCTGGTTCTGGATCTGGTTCAGGTGCTGGTGGCGGCACCGGTGCTGATGGTGGATTAGTTCAGACCGACACCATCTTTAAGAAATTCAAAAGCGACATCAAAGACCTTGAAGGACTTGGAATTGAAATAAGAAAAGCCCTTGTAAAAGCCGTTGGTGGCATTGAATGGGATAAAATATATGCTAAAGCTTCCGGCTTCGGAACAGGACTCGCAGAGTTTCTTAATGGTTTGTTTTCAGAAGATAAAAAAGGAAATAGCGTATTTACTGCAACCGCAGATGTTATTGCGGGAGCGTTGAATACTGCAATATTTGCATCAAAAGGATTTACGGATAAATTTAAGTTTGAAACATTTGGCAATAACATAGCACATGGATTTAATCGCTTTTTCAAAAAATTCAAATGGAAAAAGTGCGCAGAAGCTATCAATGGATGGGTTGATGGTTTTTGGAAGTTTGTTCACGGCTTCTTTGATGATTTGAGTTGGAAAGATATTTTTAATGGATTAAAAATATTCCTAACAAATTTAACACCAAAGAGTTTGGCTACAATTCTCATGTTTTCTGGTGGAAAACTTGCGCCTATAGTTTCATCTGCGCTTTGTTCCATACTTGGGTTTACGAGCGGAGGAAAAGGCGGAAAAGGTGGAAAGACTTTCAAACTCAATGGTCTTGGATTGGCAGCGTTTATTGCAACTATAGGTTTTCAATTGTCTAAACGAAAGACAGATTTTACATCCTCTGTTGTAGAAGCATTGGCGGCTGGTGGAGCGGCATTTTATATGTCGGGCGGAAATCCGTATTTTGCGCTTGCCGGAGTAACGGTTTCAGTTGGAATTTCGCTTGGAAAGTTTTTTGTTGAAAAAAGCGATAAAATGAAAAAAACAATAAAGGACTTTAAGAAAAAAGTTGACTTGATGCTTGGGAAAAAGGTTACAGTAACCGGATGGGATGGAAAAAAGAAAACGCTTAAAGTTCCAAAAAGCCAAGAAAAAAATAAGGTCAAAAAAAATGCTTATCCTTCAGATGATGAGTCCAAAAAAAGATTGGCTGAGAATACGGATTGGTATAGAAAACAAAAAGAAAAAAAAGAAGCAGAAAAGAAATCAACAGCGGGGATGCCGGATGAAGCGCGCAGGTTTGCAAATACGCAAAAAAGAAATGCAAGGGTAAGAGCGGAAAATAAGAAAAAAGTTGTATCCAACCGTCCAATTTCCGGAATTTCTTCTGTGGTAAGCGAGTATGCAAAATCAAAGCCGCAGAAAATAAAGCTAAAAGCAGAAATAATATCTGCTGATGACAAAATTAAAAACAAAAAACTAAAAGGATTTACGGCAGGATTAGAAAAGGGGAAGGACGGAATAAAACTAAGCGATAAATCGTTAAAGAATTTTACAGCAAATTTATCGAAAAACAAAGATGTTATTCCAACCAAGAATAAATCTTTAAACAATTATCTTGCAAATATATCCAAAAATAAGGACAAGATAAAGTCAAGTGATAAAACACTGGCAAATTACACGGCTAGTTTAACAGGAAACAAAGATAAAATACCAGATAAATACAAAAGGATAAGCAATTACACTGCGGAACTTATTGCGAATAAGGACAAGATTAAAAGAAGTGATAAGACATTAAATCACTTTACAGGCACTCTGACGAGGGTAACTGATAATATAAAGCCTGCAAACAAAAGACTTGGTGGATTCACTGCGCTCATAACCTCTTTTGTGAATAGAATTAAAAATGCAGTGTTAGACTTTACGGCTAGACTTACAGGAAAGAGTACAAAGAAAGCTGATGGCGGTGTATTCTCCGGCGGAAGTTGGAAACCGGTTAAGAAATACGCAGTCGGTGGATTGCCAAACATGGGACAGATGTTCGTTGCGAGAGAAGCGGGCCCGGAACTTGTCGGTACGCTTGGTGGTCATACGGCAGTTATGAATAACGATCAGATTGTTTCATCTGTTTCTTACGGAGTTGCACAGGCTGTAAAGGAAGTTATTCAGCCACTTTTAAAGACAAGTGTAGGCAATAATCGACCGATTCAGATTTCACTTGACGGAAAAGTTATCTTTGATAGCACACGACAAAGCGCACAAGAGTATTTTAATCGCACCGGAATATCACCATTTCCGGTATAAACATAGACATTCTGATTCCCTTGTGGTATAGTCAATGTATCACAAGGGAAAGGGGCGTTATTATGAAGCGAACAAAAAGAATATTGGTAGCAATGGGGTTAGCGTTTGCCGTTTTGATTTCGGCTATGCCAATCCAAAATGCATATGGGAAACAGATTGTTGCGCAGGCGGCAACTATCAAATTAAACAAGAAAGCAATTTCGCTTGATGTTGGGAAAACACAGAAATTGAAAGTTACCGGAACAAAAGCAAGAGTTAAATGGAGTTCAACCGAACCAAGCATTGCAAAGGTAGGTAAAAGCGGAATTGTTACAGCAGTATCATCCGGAACGGCAACGATCAAAGCTAAAGTCGGAAAGAAAGTGATTTCTTGCAAAGTAACCGTGAAAGAGAAAATCAACAGACTTGCATACGAAGATTCGAGCATTAGGGTTTACTTTACAGGGCTAAAGAAGGGAACATACCCGGACGAACTTATAGCTTGCTTGACAATCGAAAATATTACAGACAATAATATTACGGTTAATTCTGACACATCATCAGTAAATGATGCTATGGTAGAAGGAACGTTATATCAAGATCTATCTCCACATAAAAAAGCCTATGTAACGTGGTGGACAATGGATGATAACATTGTGAGTTTACAAATAAAGAATATTGACAACATACAACTATCCCTAGTTGTCTGGAATGAGGACTCGGAAGATTCCGACTACTACGTGACAGATTCTTTTGGGTTACTAAAATGAGTTAAAGGATTTTTGGGAGGAATTTGATTATGAAACAAAGCGGATGGGGAATTGCGTCTTTAGTGTGCGGAATAGCAGGAATTTTGTTAGCATGTGTTGCGATAGGTGTAGTCCCTGCAATAGTCGGTCTCGTATGCGCAATAATTGCACTTACGCAAAAATGGAAAGGGCATGGAACTGCAATTGCGGGTCTTGCTTGTTCAATAGTTGCGATAATTATTTTTATTTTTGCGGCACTTGTATTTGATGAAAGTGATTCAGACCAACCAGAAAAAGTTGAAAGCAGTCCAGATGTGGAAGCATCGGATGATGAAACGGAAGAATCGACCGATTCATCCGATGACTACTTCACATTAGGTGATTCGGTTGAGACTAATGACTTGATAATAACATTTTCATCTGCAAAATTAACATTGGACGATGTTGCGTATCAAAGTCCAGATGATGGAGATGCGTTTATGAAACTAGATTTCGAGTTTGAGAATATATCAGATGAAGATCAAGACATTTCTGGATATGATTTTTCGGCATACGCAGACGATTATGCTGTTGATTACATAGACAGCACATTTGACACAACGCTTAGTCCGGGTAAAAAAACGAAAGGTTCAATATATTTTGAAGTACCTATAGACACGAATGTTTTTGACACAGAATACAGTACAAGCTATTATGGAAATTCAAAAGTAAAATTTTCAATAGTGGCAGAAGAATAAAAGTATAAGCCGTGGAAACACGGCTTATTTTAATTCAAAATCAGATTGACACAAAATCAAAAATAGTCTATCCTTATTACTAAGGAAACAACCTTATCCGTGAAGAAGCGGATTACTTACTTGAACGCCATACTGTACGAAAGAGGAAACCAATGTGATTTCACAACCGGTTTCCTCTTTTTTATTCCGATAAAAATGTATGGAGGTAGACACGAATGAAAAAATCACAACTTATGCTTAAGATTCAAAACAGCATTGAGGTATTTGAGAATCCAATATTCGGGCAGATCAGAATGGTCATGGTCGATGATGAACCGATGTTTTGCCTTATTGATGTTTGCAGGGCATTGGAAATTAAAAATGCCACAGACGTAGCAAAAAGACTTGATGAAGATGAACTGACTAGATTAAATCTAGGCGGTCGTGCAGGAGAATCAAATTTCATTACAGAGAGCGGCTTATATGCAGTTATCGTTCGGAGCGATAAACCGAACGCAAAGAAGTTTCGCAAGTGGGTTACATCAGATGTTCTCCCTACAATCCGTAAAACAGGTGGGTATGTCAATAATGATGAATTATTTATTTCAACTTACCTGCCATATGCAGATGAAAACACTAAGCTGATATTCTCGCAGACATTAAAAACTGTTAGAGAGCAGAATGAAACCATTAAAAGGCAGAAGAAAGAAATCATCCATAAAGAAGATGTTATTATAGGGCTTGTTGATGATATTGACTTGGCAACCAAGAGACAGCGGATAACACAGATTGTCCGTTTCGGTGCCGATGGAAAGTATCAAGAACGCTATTCGTTGCTTTATGGAGAATTTGAAAGGAAATATCACTGCAACCTTAAATCAAGGATGGAAGGTTGCACACTCAAACCGAAAGTAAGAAACAAGATGGATTATATCGACAGGGAAATGGGAATGATTCCGCAGTTGTACGAAATCGCTTGCAAACTTTTTGAAAACGATGTAGAAAAGCTGAAATCTGAATGGGAATCAGTAGTAGCTTAAAATTTAATCAAATGGATAGCATCTACCAAAACGGTAGGTGCTATTTTTATACCCATTTTAGGAGGTAAACGATGGGATATGGCGGGTATTTAGTAAAGTTTGGGAATTACACCATACCGAACAATTTAATAAAGCAGGACACGTTTAGTTCCTATGTAAACATGCAGGACAAAGACCCATGGACGGATGAAAACGGATATGAGCATCGTGATGCCGTGGAACTGAAAGCCCTAAAGGTTGAGTTTGAAACCAAAGCCATGTTGACTGAAAAACAGTTTGATGATTTTTGGAAGAATATCGAGAAGAACTATACCAAGGCAAAGGAGCGCGGTGGCTATATCACGGCGTACGTGCCGGAGAAAAGCGGATATGTCACACAGTACGGATATATCGCTGATATTCAGCCTACGTTCTATTCTGTGGCACATGGGAAGATAAAATACGACGCAATCAAATTTTCGTTTGTAGGTGGTGTATATGATAAATAGCAATTTGAAAGAAAAGTATTGGGATTCCGCGACAGATAAGCAGATGGTCATATCTGTTGTTGGAACGAACCAGAAAATAGACAATTCGATGCTTGAAATCGGTACGTTTTCGCTTGAAGAAAGTCTTTGTTCGGAGTCTGAATTAAAGTTTGGAGCGTGCGAAGCGAATTGTGTAAAATTCACGGCAAGAAACACCGCAGGAAACATTATCGGAAAGACAATCTCTATTGAAGAAACGATTGACGGAGATAGCCAAAATCCGATGCCATACGGAATTTTTAAGGTGGCATCCGATGTTCCTACGGCTGACCGGACAAAACGGCAGATTACGGCATATGACGCTATGTACGACATTATCAATACGGATGTAAAGGCTTGGTATGCAGGACTTAGCTTTCCAATGACGCTTAAGCAGTTCCGCGATAGCTTCTTTGCACATCTTGGAATTGCGCAAGTTGAAACAAGCCTTGTCAATGATTCCATGACGGTAAATAAGACGATTGTAGCCACACAGACGGACGATTCAAGTGCGGTCACAGAAGAGTCCTCTATCAGTGGAAAAACCGTTGTAACGGCAATATGCGAGATTAACGGATGCTTTGGTAATATCAACCGAGAGGGCAAGTTTGAGTATGTCTTTCTGAAAGCAATCACAAGCGCACTTTATCCGGCGGAAGATTTGTTTCCGTCTGACTCTGTGTTTCCGTCTGATGCAAACACAGAGTCCATGACCGGACACTACATCACGTTTGACTACGAGGATTTCAAAAGCAAGGCAATCACGCAGATTGAAATTAAGACAAGCGAAGATAATGCCGGTGCTATTGTTGGAACTACCGGAAACAACTATTCGATTACAGGAAACTTTCTTGTATCAGACAAGACCGGAGCGGAGCTGGAACAGATTGCAAACAATTTGTTGCCAATCATGGCACAGGCGGCATACACGCCGATTAAAAGTTGCACCTGTGTCGGAAATCCATGTCTGACACTTGGGGAACCAATCCGATTCAATACCACGAGAGAGATTGTTGAAACGTATCTATTGCAACGAACCCTAACCGGAGTGCAAAGCAAGAGAGATTCAATCTCCGCACAGGGCACGCAGACACACTCTGCAAAGGTTAACTCTATCAGAGACACGATTGAAAGTGTGGAAAGACGTACCGGAAAGTTAGAGAGGAACGCCGATCATCTTCAATCCACATACGAGGATTTAGAGGAACAGACAAATACCAAGTTTGAGCAGACCACAAAAAGCATTGTCGCAGAAGTCAATCGTGCACAAAAGGCGGAAGGGCAATTAGACGCATCGCTGGAATTGAAACTTGGAAGAGACGAGAACGACCAAGTTATTTCTATGATCAATGCCAGCGCAGACCAAATTGTGCTACGAGGAAACAGATTGATTGTAGAATGTAACAACTTTGAACTGGATGGTAGCGGACGAGTACATATAATAGAATCTCTGCTTTTTGACAGTGGTGAGGTATCTGGGGTAGAGATATTAGGGCATGACGGAAGAAATAATGCGTTATTGCAGAATGTTAAGTTGGACTTATTATCTGTTACTGATGCAAACGGGGAAAACTTGGCGACAGAAAGTTATGTTGACAATTCGCTGAGTGGCTACGCAACCAAAAGCGAATTGCCAAGTGGGTATTTTACAGATGTAGACTATACACTTAATGATAGCTCTACAACCAAGTATTCGCCTAGACACTTTAATAAAATGTCTGATTTTGGTTCAAGGGAAAGTACCTTGGATATCGAGGGTCTTTTGATTTCTATTCCGAGTTCCGATAGAAGGCTGAAAAATAATATACAATCATTAAGGGATATTAAAAGCGTTTATATGGCAATGCGCCCAGTTGAGTATACATGGAAATCCGGATATATCACGCAACACACAGGCTTACAGTTTGGTTTAATTGCGCAGGATTTAGAGAAGATTTTGCAGGATGCCGGATTGTCCGATAGCGGACTTGTACTAAAAGAAGATGCCGAAGAGGATGAAAAAGCAATTCACGGAGATTCAAAGACATGGAAAATTGACAAGGAAAATCTCCATGCAATGCACATACAGATGATCCAGATGCAACAGAAAGAAATCGAACTTTTGCAGCAGAAAAACGAAGATCTGGAACGCAGATTATCAGCGTTAGAAAGGAGTGTGAACCATGCAGAAAATTTATAGCCGGACATACTGGGAGAATTTTCCAAGCGAGAAAACAGCAATTGATGCCATGCGGTTAAATAATGCGGAAGCCGGCATTGACAATCTGGATGATCGTGTGGTTGCTATGGATGCGTCTAAGGTTGATTTGGCAAAGGCAAATGAGCTTGTAAAGGAAATCCTTTGGAATGAACCTATGGGAGTGCTGACGGTCGTTAAGATGAACGGTTCCAAGGCGGTCATTGATACCAAATTGGAAAAGTTGGCTGTCAACTTCAAGTACAACCCGCAGGCACAGCAACTTGTGATAACGCTAGATGATGGTACAACGCAGAATGTAGATTTATCCACATTGATTACAGAATATGAGTTCTTGGATTCTGATACAATCGCATTTGCAATCGGCAGCGACGGTAAGGTGTCCGCAATCGTGAAAGAGGGAAGTATCCAAGAAAAGCATCTGCGCCCGGATTATCTTGCAGATATTAAAGTGGAATCTGCCAAGGCGGTAGCATCTGCCAAAAGCGCAGGAACGTCCGAAACCAACGCGGCAAAATCTGCCACAGATGCAAAGGACAGCGCAGACCGGGCGCAGGGAATCGAAGACGAGATTAACAAGAAACTCACAATGACAGAATTTGATGTGAATGAGGATGGGGAGTTGATTTACACGGACAATGCGGCATATAACTTTGTCGTTGACAATGACGGAAATTTAAACTGGGAGGTGGCTTAGAATGGCTATAGCAGGAAGAGTGGCAATTGTGCCAAAGGGCGATTGGAGCGCAGAGACGGAGTATAAGAGACTTGATGAGGTAACATATAATAACACAATGTTCATAGCAAAAAAAGCTGTGCCGAAGGGGACGTTACCCACAAATGCAGAATATTGGTCGAAGTCGATTGTGGGTGGTGTCGGTGCAATCGCAACGAAAGAGGATGCCGGGATTGTGAAACCGGCAGACGGACTTTCGATTGCGGAAGATGGAACCCTTAAGGTCAGCATTGATGGAACAACACTCACAATGGATCAGGTCAACAATGTTATTAAGTTGGCTGACACTTTAAAAGAGAAGATCAATGGGGCGTTCCCTGCAGCAAATGTAGTAAACAACCAGATAACAACGGAGACGGGATATGCCCTGGATGCAAGGCAGGCTAATCCGGATCTGGATGGTACGCTTGCAAAGCAGATAAGTGATTTAAACGGCAGTTTATTGAAATTTCAAAGGTTTACCATTACAACAGCCGAAATTGCGGTAAATTCAGACTCATATATTCAATTGCTATATCCGCAAAGTTACAAAGAACTGATTGCGCTTATTCCTCTGTTTATCAGACCTAGAAGCCATTGGAATAGCAGAGGCGCTTTTTGGAATTTCGATGGCAGTCAAATTAACTTTCACATTATTGGATTAGAAAGTGCGTCTGCACAGACATTCGATGTAGAATATTACTGGGTTTATAGATAGTCTGATATCTGCTACGATTAATTTATTTTAATATATTGATATTATTTCTTAAATCAATATAGGATAGCAATATGACAAGTATACAGTTCCAATTTCGACAAGATTAAAAAACATGCTAGTATTTCCTTGGTCATGATACATGTTCCCAAGTACAATGTTTGATGCATTACTTGTAATTGGCAGCATGCAAGACACAGCAGGTTTAGGGAGATCAGACGCTATAAGAACCGAATTCGCCTTTATATTAGGTATAAGATTGATTATACAAACATAACAAATTCCATTTTTAATTCGATATACAACGGCTCCACCTCGTACATTGTTAATCGTTGCTTCATGTTGTTCACTTAGATTTAAACTGCCGTTTAACCAAAATTATCGAACAAACATTCGAGTGTAACTTATAAACCATTTTTATCATAGAAAGGAATAAAAAATTATGGACAAAATTATCCTTAAAAACAAAACAGAGTTCGAGATTGCCGATGGTGCAAGCCTTGGCAACATCCAGATCAAAGCCGAGAACTTCGAAGCCATTAAAACGATCACGGATGCTTTTACTGCAGACAACCTTGCGGAAGTCACATTTACACACAATAATGAGGTATCCGGAAAGTACACCGATCTGAAATCCGATGGGTTTACATATATGCCGAACGTGGGAGAAGATGGTGCTGAAGATGGTACGTACACCGTAACGGTCAGCTTGAGGACTAAGACTGAGATGGAGAAAGCCATCGATGAACTGAAAGCAGGACATGAAGTAAACGCCGGGGCAATTCAAGATCTTGCGGATATGGTAGCAGGAGGTGAAGCATAATGGTTAAATTCTATGTAAGACGTATTCTTGTAGACAAGAAAATGACGATTGATGAAGTGCCGATGCGTTGGCGCGCAAAAGTGCAAGAAGAGATCGAGAAACAGCTTTCCGCTTCTCTGCAATGACATTTTCTGTCGAAACTTGCGACCGAAAAATGTTGAAATCATGCATATTACAGTGATACTATGGACTTGTCCGAAAGGACACTTCAAGTTCTGGCATGGGTGGGGTTTGGCATGGCTCCGCCCATAATTGGGGATTGACTATACAGAACGTATGTTCTACAATAATTGTCGAGGTTAGTTATCATTTGAATCGAAAGGGTGGGAGCAATGGATAACAACGAAAACGAGTATTACAAAAGCAAAATCATTGAATTGATTGAAAAATGCGACAATACTAGATGGCTTCGAGCCATATACGTATTTGTAAAAGAACTGTTAAAATAAGAAGAAAGCCAAGGGTTTGCGCATTGCCCTTGGCTTATTTTTATTTCTTCTCTGAAATCATATCAACAAATTCTTCTAGTTTATCCCAGCCATCTTTATCTAGCTGCGCTAGAGCAGAAATCAATTTCTTTTTAAAATTTCCGTCTTCTGATTTCATAACATCTGCAAGCATTTTTGAAATTTGCTCATCTTTTGTTTCCGGCATAAACATTTCTCCGTTTCCGGTGCGAAGCCAATCTTCATTAACGTTGCATTTCTCACATACAAGTTTAATAAATGCATCTGATGGATTCCTTCTTCCAGATTCGTAGCTAGAAATGTTTTCTTTTGATATTTCCAAGTAATTTGCAAATGTTTCCTGAGTTTTCCCATTAGGATTGCTTTTTCTTATCTCCTTTAGGCGCTCCTTCATATTAACACCTCCTTTCAACTTGATTATACAAGTCACAATCGCAAATGTCAACGACAAAAATTGTACAATGTACAAAAATAACTATTGACAAAGATTGTACGGCGTACTATTATAAGAATGTACAAAGTACAAGAAAGGAGAAACAAAAGTGAAAAAACCATCTGTTTCAGATGCTGCATTAGTACTTTCAGCATTTACTTTGCTGTTTCAGATTTTTTGCCATTTTATTTTGCCAAAGCTTTGACAAAATCAATTATTTCTGAATGATGTACAGCAAATTCCATTAAAGCACATATGATAGAAAGAACCACAGAAATCCAACCTTTAATATCCGCTTTGCTTGATGTTTTTAATGCAACATCAGCTTGCGTTTTGGAACTTTCAGCAATCTCTTTAGCTGAATCAGCTTGCAACTTTGCAGAGTCGGCAATATCGTGAAGTTCTTTGCTTGTTTGCTCAATAAAAGTGGTTTGAGCTTCCAACATTTCAATCGGGGATTTGCCATCTTTGTATCTAGGCATTTCGATGTTTGTGACGGATTTGTTGAAAAAATCATCCAATTGTGGACGAGTAGGTATGTAGCGCATATGGAAATCTCCTTAAGTTTTTAAGGAATTATATCATGGAAAGGAAGTGAATTCAATGAGTGAAAAGGAAAAGCGCGTTGTCGAAAAACTTCGTGATGCCATTCCGAATATGACAGATTTTCAGAAAGGATATGTTCTTGGAATGGTTGAGAGTTCTGCTTCGAAACATAGTGAGCAGGGCGAGGAAAACGAAACACATAATGGAAAGGAGAATTAAAATGAGCAATTTTGAATTTCAGAAAGTTAATTCAAGGGTAATTCGTAGCGGTGACAACTATTTGGCAAAGGTTGACTCTGCGGAAACTTTTTCAAGCATTTTCGTTGACGAGGAAACAACATATGGAGTCTCTGTAAGAGATGCACAGATACAGACAGGAGATTCGACTTACACACCTGCAATGGCTTTTACATATTCCATGGAAGATGGTTCCGTGCGTTTTATAGATGTTGTTGTATGTCCGTTACTCGGAACGTTTGTTTCTGACTGGTACTAAATTATAAAGTGGCAGAAAGGGGCATGAATGAAAAAAGTAATCCAATTCATCATAGGTGCGGTCGCAATGGAATATTCCTTAGTTGCCGCGTGCTATATGGATAGTGAGGGCGCGTCCGGGAATATGTCGGCTATTAAATTTGTAGCCGGTGCGGTAATTGCGGCAATCATGTATTACTGGTCGGAAGTAGACCGAAAGAGAGCTGAACTTGATAAAAGAATCAAGAGAAAACGCAGAATGAGAGAGGATGCATGGTAGACGTTGTGTATATAAGTGGTACGAGATGTTCCACGAAAGAAAAGCGTATGCTTGCTGAACTTTTGGCAGGGAAACGAAAGAAACAGAATGATAAAGATAATTTTGAAAAGGTTCTTGACAGAGAAATGGAAAGGAGAAGCAATGGAGAACAAAATAACACTGATCGGTGATGTTGTATCAGCACCAAGGGAAAGCCATACAACGTCAAACGGTAAGAAATTTTATAAATTTTTCATCGGAGTTGAAAGAAAAAGCGGTGTTGCAGATATACTTCCTGTACTGTTTGATGAAGAAATCAGCGATACAGGAATCAGCGGAACGGTATATGTCAGTGGGAAGATAATTGCCCGGCGTGTAAAAACAGGGTCTGGAAAAGCCATTCTTATGTATGTTATAGCTGATACAATCACAAAGCCAGAGGATGATAGCCCTTTGAATGAGGTAAGTCTTGATGGAATTATCGAGGAAAAGCAACTTAGAGAAACACCGCTTGGCCGTAAAATATGTGATTTGAAACTCAAAAACGTAAGAGAAAACGGAAAAGAGGATTTGATCACTTGCATCGCATGGGGAAAGTGTGCAGAATATACGGACTCGCTTGCTTTAGGTGATGCGGTGAGTGCATACGGAAGATTGCAGAGCCGGAGATACAAGAAAACGTGTAAAGATGGTCGCGTTGTGGAAAAAGTTACATATGAGTTGTCAATAAAAGGAATCGTGGGGGTGTAATAATGCGAATGATTTTAAAATCGTTACACATGGAGAATTTCAAAGGGATTAGAAGCCTTGATGTTAAATTTTCAAATAAAATCAAGATTAAAGGGCAGAACGCAGCAGGAAAGACCACAATTTTTGATGCGTTTACATGGTTGCTTTTTAACAAGAACAGTGCCGGAGAGGAAAAATTCAATGTCAGACCATTGGACAAGGACGGAAAGCGCATTGATAACGTGGAAATAAAGGTTGCGGGAGTTATTGAAGTTGATGGCAAAGAAGTGGAACTTTCCAAGGTTCAGAAGCAGAATTGGGTTAAGAAGCGTGGCACCGATACCGTGACTTTGCAGGGAAATGTCAATTCGTTTGAGATTGACGGTTATCCGAAGAGTGAAGCTGAATTTAAGACTTATATTTCCGGTTTGGCGCAGAGTGAGGAAATGTTTAAGATGCTGACCAATCCGCAGTATTTTTCTTCTCTGAAATGGAAAGAACAGAGAGACATTCTAATGAAACTTGTTGCAGATGTTTCCGATGTGGAACTGGCACAGACCGATGCCAAGTATGCACCGCTGATTGATGAATTGGAAAAAGCACCGTCTACGGATGATATTCGTGCCAAGTTTTCCAAGGCATTATCTGAATGGAAGAAGAAACAGGCTGAAATTCCGGTTCGTATTGACGAAGCAGAGAAATCCAAGGTTGATGTAGATGTGGCAGAGCAGGAGTTGTTGAAAGCCGATTTGGAGAGAAAGATTGAAGCACTTGAAGATTTAATGGCGAAATCCGATGTGCGTATTGACGAAATGCGCAGCGAAGAAATGCATTGTCAGTTTGAAATGTCCGCTATCGCGCAGACCATGGATAATGAGCTTTCAAGCAAGAAACATGAGATTGAAAATCACAAATATGACCGCGAACGGAAGTTAGAGGATGTTCGTTCATCAATCAGAAAAGCGCAGGATTCCATTGAAAGAAGTAAGAAATCAATTTCTGAACAGACTCTTAAGAAATCCGACCTTGTGAAAAGGTACAAAGAGGAAAAGGAAAAGAAGTTTGATGATTCCAAGTGGGTATTCGACGAATCTACAACGGTTTGTTCATTGTGCGGACAAAGATTGCCGGAAGATAAAATAGAGTCTTTAAGAGCCGATTTTTCGCAGAGAAAGGCAGATGCAATCGAAGCGTTTAATGAAGAACACGCGAAAACACTTGCCATGATTGTTGATGATGGAAATGCGTGCGCTGAAATGATTAAGAATCTGACCGAGAACAACAAAGAATCAGAAAACAAGATTAACGCCTTGAAACTGCATGAAGCGGAAGAAATTGACATTATCAAAGGATTTGATGAACAGATTTCTAAGATTCCGGCTTGCGCTGATTATATGCAGAACGCTGAATATGCCAAGTTAAAGGCTAAACAAGATAAATTGCTTGCTGATATTGCAGAGTTAGAATCCAAGAGTACGGATAAGGTGGCTGATTACGCAAAAGATGATAAGGAAAAATTTAAGAGTCAGCTTGATGAAGTAAATAAGGTTATCGCGCAGGCGGCTAACAACGTTATGATTGATGACCGCATCGAAACACTTAGAGACGAACAGAAAGAAATCGGGCAGAAAGTTGCCGACCAGGAACAGATGCTTTACCTCTTGGAAGAGTTCATTCGTTTCAAACTGGATAAGGTTTCTGAATCTATCAATAGCCACTTTAAGACAGTAAACTTTAAGCTGTTTGAAATGCAGTTAAATGGCGGAATGAAAGATTGTTGTGAGTGCACCGTAAATGGCGTACCGTATTCAACATTGAACAGTGGTCACAGAATCGTAGCCGGACTTGATATTATCCGCTCATTGAGTGAGTTATACGGTGTGAGCGTGCCGATTTTCGTAGATAATGCGGAATCGCTGAATGAGTTTAATGTGCCGGATATGGATGCACAGTTAATTCTTTTGAGCGTTTCCGAGGACAAACAGTTGAAAGTGGAGGGTGTGTAGAATGTCAAGAGTAGGGACAAGCAACAACATCACACAGCCGGATGCACGGTGTATGTCGTGCAAGCGTTGGAAGAGTGCAAGTAAAGGGTTCTGGGGAAGAGACGGACATTGTTCTCTTCCGTATTGCGAAAAAGACGCGAGAAATAAAGGAAAGAGAGGTCGTGTACATGGATGATATTGAAAAGTTGAAGGCTGAAAACTCGGATTTGCGAACAAAGGTAGACAAACTTGAGAGTAATAAATATTGCCTTGAAGGAGAGCTTAGAAAAGCCACAGAAACAAACGAACGACTTTTGCGTATTCTTGAAAATTTGTCAAAGGGACATTAAAAAAGGAGGGTTACGATGCAGTATATCAAAGCAAAATTTCCAAACAGCACCAGAAGTTATACATACCGCACCGAGGATTCCGTAAAAGCCGGTGACACGGTTGTAAATGCTAAGGGTGCAAAGCTGGCGGTCACGGATGAAACCGTGGATATGAAGTGGGTGGAAACCTATGGTGCTGATAAGGTGGCGGTTGTGAGGAAATATGAGGAATATCGCATTGTTGACATCCGAGATGCACAGACGCGAAATACAAGGCTAGACGGTAGATATCCATTAAGAATTGGCAGAATTGTTGAAAAGCCGTACGCACATATTGGGTTGCCAATGATTCTTAATTACATTAGAAATGCTGATGGTACGGATTATTCTGGCATGATCTTAAGAACGAGCCGTGTTTGTGGTTCATTTATCAACGAAAAGGGGAATCTTGTAGTTGAAACAATGAATAGCGTGTATGAATTTGAAGTTGTAAAAAATGCAGAAAGTGAGGAAAAATAAATGATCTTACAGAGAAAGACAGTTTGTACAGGAAAAGGAATTTGCAAGGTTGAACTTGTGAAAGAGGGGACAGATTACATCGTGAAAGTCGATGGGGACGTTTATAAAAGAACTGCAAATGAGTCGTTCGCAGTACAGGCATTTAATGAGATTTAGGAAAGCGAGGGATAGATATGATTAAATCAGATTTTGGAACAATAGAAGTAAATGGAACCGAGCCGGTTATCATGACTGAATTTGAAACTCTTTTAGTGGCTTTAAGGAATGTTCTCGGAGAGGAGAAATACAACCTTGTTTTACAGGGAGCAAGTGAAAAGGAGCTGTCAAAGGATGGTAAAGAAATATCAAGAAACGGCGAAAAGAACGCTTGGTAGAAGCTCTCAAAACATTTTTAAGTGAAATGGAGGATAAGTAATTATGGCAGAGAACAACAGTTTAGATGTACAGAAAGTCAACACTGCGGTCAGCCAGTGGACTAATTCAATCACGAATCTTGTTACAAAAGATTTCGAGTTATGCGGTGTGCCGTATGATGATTATTCAAAGCAGTGCGCCATGTCAGCTATGACAAGCATTTATCAGCTTGTTAAGGATAGCGATAAAATCAAGGATTTAAACGGACTTGATACATCGAATCTGCGAGAGGTTGTAGGTCAGTGCGCAAGCCTTAAACTCAATGCTAATGCAGTGCCGAGAGAGTGCTATTTTCAGCTTAGAACAAAGAAAGTCGGAGACGACTATGTACAGGTCGTAGAAATGGGAATTGAGGGAGACGGAAACGATGCGTTACTTCGTAATTACGGAGAAAATGTAGATACCGTATATCCTTGTTGGCTTGTTAAAGACGGTGACGAGTTTTCCTATCCAAAGCATAAGGGTATCGAAATGACACCACCGGAATGGGAAGAAATGGGACGGTCGCAGAAAGTTGTCCGTGTTGTTTATCCTTTGAAATTAAAGGACGGCACATTTCAGTATCTGATCGCAGAGAGAGACGGCGTAAAGGTTAATCTGTTCGCTCATGTGCGCAACAATCTGATGAATGAAACTTTCGGTATTTGTCAGAATCGTCACAAAGCATCAGCCGAGCAGTTGAGCAAAATCAAGGCTAAGAAAGAGGAGATTTTCGATGCTTTGAGAAAATGCGCAACCGTTGATGAAATGTTGGAATGTGAAGTTGCAAAGCCTTATATCAGCGCAGCATGGCTTGACACACCGGAATCAATGATTGTTCGTAAAATGCGCAACAATGCAATCAAGAAGTATCGCAAGGACTTCAATAGCATGGCAAAGCAGTCATTCAATCAGCTTGATGAAACCTATGTGCAGACACAGGAAGAAATTGCCGAAAACGCCAATTCAGAGCCGTTTGTTGTGGCAGAATCCGAAGCGATCGACGGTGCAGCAGTTGAGCCGGAGAAAGTTGTTGAGAATGGCGAGAACGTACCGGACTTTATGAAAGATTAGGGAGGTTGCTATGAGAGTTATATCACAGGACGGAACGTTTGATATGCCATACGAAATGAGTATTGTATGGTGTGAAGATGCTGGGGCTGTACTTTTGCAACCAATCGGAGAAACAGGGGAATATCAGACGTTTGCCAAATATTCTACCGAAGAAAAAGCAAAGAAAGCCATGGAAATGCTTAGAATTGCGTATGAAAATAATGTGTTTTATCATTGCACAGCTGGTTCAAAGTGTTTTGAAGAAGTACGGAGTATTTTGAGCGAGGAACAATTTCAGAAAGCTACAACAGAATATTTTCAGTTTCCTGCAGAGGAAGAATTGGAGTAGGGTATGAAACTTAGAGTTTTGGGGTCAAGTAGTTCCGGCAACTCATACGCCTTAATTGCCGATAACGGAGAAATCCTTGCGATTGAAGCCGGTTGTAAATTTCTTGATTTCAAGAAAATGATTGATTGGAAAATCTCGAATGTTGTCGGTTGCATTGTGAGCCACGAACACGGAGACCATGCGCGATACATAAAAAATTTCATGAAATCCGGCATCCCGGTTTATACGGCGTTTGAAACACAGACCGCACTTGAAACAATAACTGGAGAACGTACAATAGCAATTTCACCACGCAGAACACGGCAAATCGGCAGTTTTTCAGTAACACCATTCAATGTACCACATGACAAAGAAATCGAGTGCTACGGCTATTTAATCGAGCATGAGGAAATGGACAAACTGTTATTCTTGACCGACTTGGAATATTGCAAGTATAACTTCTCGAAGCTTAACATTGAACATATCATGGTTGAAGCCAATTATAGCATGGACTTGGTAGACCGTAATGAGCCAAACTATGAACACCGCCTGCGAGGTCATATGAGCCTTGATACGGCACTTAAATTTATTCAGACGAACGACAACCCAGCTTTACGAAATGTCGTTTTAATACACTTATCGGACACAAGCGGAGATCCCGCGTTATTCCTACAACGAACGAAAGAAACAATTGAATATGGAGCGAATGTTTATGTGGCAGAAAAAGGGCTAGAGGTTGATATGAACCTTTGTCCGTTCTGAAAGAATGGAGGAAACATGAAATTATATATTTACAGTTTTCGAAGCGGAAAACTCGAAGAACAGGTTGCCGAAGCAAAAGAATGTGCCAAAACTTATGTGACATTGGAGGATGCAATTGGCGGATTTTACAAAGGAAGCAGAATCAGAAAAGAGTCTATTGGTAGCATTTGCGGATGGTCAGGAAACACGATAATTTTTTTGGAAAAAAACAGGAATGCGGCAATTGAAAAATTTATTTCGGGAGAAAGAAAGGAAGAAAAACTTGCAAAGGCACAACTTGATATTACACAGAAACGCATTGCGTATCTTGAAAATTTGAAATAGGTTGAAACACCTTGGCGAAAGCCTAAAAGAAACTGTCTTGTTTGGCGAATAGTTATCACAAACTTTATTGAAAGCCATGTTTTGGCGGTGCGTTCATCGTACCGCCCTTACAAAAGATTGGAGGAAAAAATTGAAATTATGTGAATACTGTATGGCTGAATTTGAGCCGAAACAACCAAATCAGAAATACTGTAGACCAAAATGCGCCAAAAGATTTGCGCAGTTTAGAAATTTTAAAAAGGCTGGAAGAACTGTGTATAAAAGAATATGCCCGAAATGTGGCAGACTGTTTATGACGATAGATGAACGAAAATTTGATTGCCAAGACTGCATCGGCAATGAAGTTAAAGAACGATTGAGAAATCCAAAGAAAAAGGATGATGAAATAAAGGCTGTGAATCATATGGCACGCGCTTCTGGCATGAGTTACGGAAAGTTTGTGGCTCAAATGAGCATGAAGCCATTGGAGAGGAAGTGATTGGGTTGGACTATAAGAAGTTTAGACAGGCAAAAGCTATTGAAGCAAAGAACAAAAAGCGTTGGCTGGAAGCAAATCCAAAGCTGGATGATGAAAGCGGGATATACACGTTGGTAAGGATTGACGAGGATGGCTTTCGGTACGCCTACGTGGGACAGGCAAAACACATTTTGACAAGGCTTGCGCAACATCTTGTTGGGTATCAGCACATTGATCTTTCGCTGAAAAAGCACGGTCTGTTTTCGCAAGACAACAAATATGGTTGGAAAGTTGGTTGCGCGCATTATCCAGAAAATGAGCTGGACGAGAAGGAGCAGTATATTATCAAACTGTATGCAGACAAAGGCTATCAACTTCGCAATAAAACAAGCGGTTCACAGGGCGAGGGCAAAGCTAAGATTGATGATTACCGTCCGGCAAAAGGCTATTATGACGGAATTAAGCAAGGCAAAAAGAGTCTTGCCAAGGAATTATCGCATATCGCCGAAAAGCACCTTGAAATCCGCTTGAAGCCGGAGAAACAGGGTAACAAAGTTTCTGAAAAGCAGTATGAGAAGTTTATGACTTTGATTTCTGAAAATACATATGAGGAGAGTGATTAAATGGCAGAAGTCAAGTGGATTAAAATCACAACAGATGTCTTTGATGATGAAAAGATTCTGCTGATTGAGAGTATGCCGAGTGCGGATAGCATCATTACGATTTGGTTTAAACTTCTTATTCTTGCCGGAAAACAGAATAACAACGGTGTGTTTATGATGAGCAACAAGTTGCCGTTTACGGACGAAATGCTTGCCACCATTTTCCGCAGAGATTTGAACACGGTAAGGCTTGCGCTTAAGACCTTTGAAGAATTTGGAATGATTGAAGTTGTTGACAACGTGATAACGATTCCTAATTGGAATAAGCATCAAACGCTTGACGCTTATGAGAAGAAAAAGGAACGTGACAGGCTATATCAGCAGAACCGTAGAAAGAAGCAGAAGAACCTAATTGAGCAAAAATCGCTCGATAAATCGTCTTATGTCGCTATTTCAGATAAAGAAGAAGATAAAGAAGAAGATAAAGAGAAAGAAAATATAAAAGAAAATTCGTTGTCGCCCGATTCTAAAGAGCCATTTAATTTTGAAGATGCTTGGGAAAAGACTTTTAGTATATATCCAAAGAAAACAGCGTACAGTACCTCTAAAACGGCTTGGATGGATAAAGTGCTAGAAGTTATCGAAGAGAACCAACCGGACATTGCACGGCTGTTATACAAAGCCACAGAAGCATATTTGAGTGACTATCAAGAAAAGAATCCAAATGATACGGATTTTCGGTACATTCCAAAATATGTTGATTGGCTGAAAAATGATTGCGACTATTGGTTGCAGATCGCGGAGAAACGAGGTGATTGCAGTTGACAGAAGCAGAGTTCGGAGTGATCGGGTGCATATTGATTGACAATGATGTGCTAAATAACATCTGGCGGACGCTGAAGCCGGAAATGTTTAGTTCGGATTTTGCGCAGGACACATACAAGGAAATGCTTGCAATGTATGACCGGAATGAAAGTATCGACCCAATGTCGTTATCAATGGCGCTTGAAAATCACAAATACACACAGGAGCAGATCAGCGAATTGATGAAATCCTGTATTTCGGGAACAATCACTTCAACTATGGTTAAAAGTTATGCCGATGCGGTTGCGAAAGAATACAAGGCGAGAATGGTTCGGGAAATGTACCAGAAATCCAGTTTAAAACCATGCGACATTGATGATACAATCAGCGATCTTCTTACAAGACTTGAACATTTGCAAGAGGGAAAAGAAGTAAAGCTAAAACCAATGAAGCAGATTGCAGTTGAGAATAAAGACAAATATTTCAACGAAAGTGTTGGGGATGGTGGTATAAAAATCGGGTTATCGCAACTTGATGACGCGCTTGGAGATCTTGAACGCGGTGACGTAACAGTAATTGCCGCAAGACCGGCAGTTGGAAAATCCGCACTCACAACGCAGATTATCGGGAATATGGCAAAAAAAGGACTTAAAGTCGCATATTTCAACTTGGAGATGATCGATAAACAGGTGTATGAGCGATTTATTTCAAGACTTGCGGAAATCGGCTTAACGAGAATCAGAAGGGCAAAAGCGTTTCTTGGTGATGAACAGGAAAAATTTAACCAAGCAAATGAAGAAATGAGTAATTATCAATTATGGATTGCATCCGGGACTGTATCTCCGAGAGAAATAAAGTCAGAATGCAGACACCAAAGCTTTGATGTTATCGTTGTTGACTATCTGCAATTGCTTATGCCGGATAACAGATATTCCGGAAGAAATGAAGAAGTAGCATCAATTTCAAGAGGTTTAAAATCTGTTGCAAGAGACTTGAATACACATGTAATAGCACTTTCACAGATAACAAGAGCTTCCGAAAGCAGAGACACAAAAGAGCCTACCATGGCAGAGTTGAGGGAATCCGGGGCAATCGAACAGGATGCGTCAAACATAATTATGCTGTGGAATCTGTCAGACAATGACAAGGGAGCCAAGGGCGCAAAAATCGAAAAGAACAGACAAGGAATGACAATGCGTGAAGCAATGGAATTTGACGGAGATCACATGAAATTTGTTGAAATCGACAAGCCATTTGACGATGTTGTGGCAGAAATCAAGAAGAAAGAGCATGGCGACGGATTCAAACCATACAATGGTGATTGCCCGTTTTAGAGGTGCGATATGGCAAGTGCAAAAATCGAAAAAGGTTCGGAAGAATGGCAAGTATTCATGGATTATTGGAAGTTTATTCAAGACTACTACGCGCCGGATAATGACGATGCATGGTGGCAGGAAGTGATGAAAGCCGGAGAAAAACTGATAAACAAGTACAAAGGTATGGAAATCGAGGAACGCGCAAGGCAGCTTGTATTAAGCCAATTTGCATGGTTGGAAATTACATACAGAAAGGGTAAAAATGTCGGAACAAAGATTGTATGAGATTGTCAATCTCAAAACAGGGCAGGTATACAACCGGGTGAAAAGCAACGAGGTAAGAACGGTGATCGGGTTGCCAAGACATATTCAAATCGGTCAAATTGCAAATTCCAAGGATAAAACATACAAAAACTGGTATGTTCAAATACTTGGCGATCGGTGCGAAAGAGTCTTTCGGAAATCAAAAATTTACCCATTTACGAAAAAGACGTACAAGCAGTGGGAAAATCTGAATCGGAGGTATTCGCAGGTATGAGCAATGCATTAAAGAGAAAAAGTAATAAAAATCTGTTTTTTACAAAGCAGGACACGAAGATTATTGGCAGGAATAGCTTCGAAAAACGAAATTCTGATGCGGTTATCACAAGATCATACAAAGAGTTTGTCGTGATCGGCTATATTATCCTGCACGACAAATTCGGATTCGGGCAGAAACGCATTGTGCGATTGCAGGAATTATTGAAACAGTATTTAGATGTCGCGTCTTCCGGCGGTGAGAATGGGAAAGATTTATCCGTCATGTTAAAACAGAAATATGAAATTGACGTTCAAGAGAAAGCGAGAAGTGTGTCGCAAAGACAGCTTATGATCTTGTACGCAAAGAAAGGATTCTGCATCGAGCGAGAAGCCTACAGACTTTCCAGTGCGTCATTGTTTAACTATTTTGCACTGACACTTACGATTCTAAAAAAGGAATTTAAGCTGTCTGTTAAGCAGCTGCAGGAGTTTTCGGATAAGTTTGTTGATTATATTGATACGTTAGCTAATTACAAGCAGTTTCAGTTGACGGTTCCTATGATAGCTGAAACGTTAGCTGATGAGATTAAGTTTGTATGTGATTTGGAGGTTTAATATGACGAATAAAGAAAAATATGGGAATGAGATTATAGAACTTGCGACAAGAACAGCACTGTTTGGATTAAAAAATGGAGAACCTGCACTTTGTAAAGAAATTAAATGTGAAGATTGTAATTTTTATAAATCAGATTATTCGTGCGAAGGTAGTGCGTATGGTTTTCGCAAATGGCTTAATTCAGAATATGTTGAGCCACCTGTTGATTGGAGTAAAGTTCCGGTCGATACGCCGATTTTGGTAAGAGATAGCGAAGAAGAAGCGTGGAAAAAAAGACATTTTGCAAAATACGAGAACGGAATAGTGTACGCATGGAGTGGAGGAACGACACATTGGAGCGTGCGCAGAAGTAGCAATATAAGCGATTGGAAAATGGCAAAGTTGGCAGAAAGTGAGGAATAGACATGGAGAGATTAACAGAACGAACAGCTGTTGGAATCTTGGTAAAGGAAAATTACGAGAAAAAATCCTTAAAAACCTTGTATTCGTGCTATGGCGAAAATCCTAATCCATATTATTCCAACTGTGAAGAAGGTTATTGTGCAATGGAGAAGTTAGCGGATTACGAGGATGCAGAGGAACAGGGCAGGCTTTTCAAGTTGCCTTGTATGGATAAATTTCTTGAAAGTGTAAGCAATCAAGACTTTGATGGAAGAATATCGGAAGTTGTTGAAATGCTTGAGGAAAAACAGCTCTACGGAACTATCAGTTTGATAAAAGATTTGAAATATTATCTTGACTTAGCCATAGAAGAAAAAGCACACACTTGTAACTGCCAGCACAACAGCAATTCAATAGATAATGAGTCTTGTTGCAGATGTGATAGCAAAGTTTCAGAAAATGATGATGCAAAAAACAAAGTTACATTTCTTGAAATTATCGTAAGGATGATAGACAACAAGCCGTATTACGAAATCAAGTACAAAAAAGTCGGCGAAGATTATTACCATGTAGGTTACAGTTCATTTAATATTGATAATGTATTGAAATGGCGTGATGAGTGTTTTGAACTTGTTGATTTGAAAGTGACCAATGCCGACAGGATAAGGAATATGTCAGATGAAGAGTTGGCAGATTTTCTAGCAACTGTAACAAGTGATGCTATATGTGGAAGTTCATGGGATTATGATGGATGGATAAAAGAACTTCAATCAGAAGCGGAATAGGAGAGAATGTGGAAGATAGATATTTCAAAGCAAAGAGACTTGACAATGGAGAATGGGTGCAAGGTTTTTATTTATATGATTATGGCAGAAATATTCATTATATTTTCGCCAACGAAATCGTATGTCCTAATTGTATTAATGATTGTAGAAAGGAATTTTCCTTACAAGATTATGAAGTAGACCCATCCACAATATGCCGATGCACCGGACTTAAGGATAAGAACGGCAAGCTGATTTGGGAGAATGATATTGTAAAAATAAATAATAGCAAGGTGAATACGGTTATAGCATTTAGAGATTTTGAAATTATATGTACAATTCCTAACGAAAAATATTATAAGCATAGGCTTGAATATGATACTGAATATGAAGTTATCGGCAACAAATTCGACAACCCGGAATTGTTAGAAAGTGAGGGATAATATGACGGAGAGTGAAGCAATTAAGATATTGAAAAAAGACAGTTGTTATGAATGCGCACAAGGCACAAACAGCCCGCTTGATTGTGAATATGGGGAATGCAGAGTTGCGAAAGCTACTAGAGTAGCAATTAAGGCACTGGAAGATGTTCAGCAGTACCGTGCAATCGGCACACCGGAAGAATTAAAAGCAGTTATGAAATATGTTTACCTTGCTAAAAAGCATGGAACAGTCGGACAGGTTATTGAAAATTGCGTGAAATATGAAGAAATCGGCACACCGGAAGAATGTCGGGCGGCAATGGAGAAACAGAACGTCAACAAGGAATTGGAAAGTCACGATGAAAAACACATTCTTGAATGCTGTATCAGCCTTATGCAGGAAGTGGTTAATGAGTTTGCAGAGTGGTACAGATGGCAACATGGAGAGGATGCGATTGAGGAACTTGACGAGGAAGAGAGGTTTTGTTTTAGAAAATCATACTTCCGCATTGTACAGGAACTGTTTCTTTTAGGCACAAACCACTCCGGCGGTACATCTACCAGAGCGAAGTGCGAGCAGTTAGGTGTTGATAGCGCAGATGAAATCGAATTTGATTGGAGTGATGAAGAATGATGTTTCAATCGTACATAAATTTCTTTCTACTAATACTTATAGCCGTTAGGTTAGATATTCTAACAAAATTTGGAGTTAATCTTTTTTGCGTTCTGTCAGTTGTAGGGATGATTGGACATGAGGTTTTTGATTATTTGAAGAAAGGAGATAAAAAACGATGAAGCTGATTGATGCAGACGCACTAAAAGAATATTGCATGCGTGCGAGTAAATCTGATGATGATTTTAGGAGAGTGAGTTTGGCAACATTGGCAAGCGTGATAGATGCACAGCCGACTGCCTACGATCCGGACAAGGTTGTGGAGCAGTTGGAAGACTATGGAAATGAAGAAACACACTATTATAAAAACACTCCATATGAAAAGTGCATAGAAGAATGCGTACATAAAGCAATCGAGATTGTGAAAGGCGGTGGAGTAGAGTGACAAGCAAAAAATTATGTGAAATGTGCACGGAGTATTCTGCTGACGAAAAATGTGAGTACAAAAATACTTGCGAATTGCAAAAGATTTTGACGGAAAACAAAGACCTGAAAGCGGAAAATAAACAACTTAAAGCGAAAGTTGAAAAGTTAGAAGTTGAAAAATCATGGCGTGATTCTCCGGACATGATGGGAAAGTGAGGTGGAGTGAATGAAATGGAAGAATAAAGCAGTAACAAAAATAACAGGTATTTCGTTAAGCTCAAGCGTCAGAGAACTTGCAATGGCGATAAATCATAATGCAGAAGTCTTAAGAGAAGCAGTGCAGAAGATAGAAGAATTGAGCGATAAAGTTGATCGACTAAAGGCAGGTGGTACAAATGGCAATTAAGCCGATTTTATTCAATACAGAAATGGTTCGGGCGATTCTGGACGGAAGAAAGAGTTGTACGAGGAGAATCAATAAAGATGCCAATGATTATGTTGTGCCGGATATGGATTTTTATGATTCTGATAAACGTACTTACGCAGTGCATAATTATTCAGACAAAGAACACAAAGATAAGTTAAGCATAGCAGAACGTACCTGTCCGATATGCCCGGGCGATATATTGTACGTGAGAGAATCGTATTCGGAATTGTCCTTTGGATATGTATATAAGGCAGACGGGGAGAATATTGACCATCTTGGAAATGTGATTAAGTGGCACCCGTCCATCCACATGCCAAAAGAAGCGGCACGTATCTGGCTTAAGGTTACGAATGTGAGAGTGGAGCGGTTGCGGGAGATCAGCGCAGAAAGTGCGTTGGCAGAAGGAGCAGATAAGTATATCCACACAAATGGAGGACTTGATGAAAACATGACAATTACATCGTTTATAGGGATTTGGAACAGTACCATCAAAAAGTCCGATCTTGACCGCTATGGTTGGAATGCCTCACCTTGGGTGTGGGTGATTGAATTTGAACGATGCGAGAAGCCGGAAGGAGTGTGAATGATATGCCGAAAGGAACAGAGGAAACCTGTAGCAGTGAATATATGCCGGATTGGCTAAAGAAATGCTTGACCTGTAAACATGCGTATAAGACCAAAGGCAACGATCTTGAGTGGAAATGCCGTTGTAGAAACGGTAAATGCAACTACAAAAAATATAAATAATTGATTAAGTTGATATGCTAGGATGCGCAAAGATGCCTAAAGCAGTAGTGGCAATGAGTATGCCGGAATGTGGAATCATGTGCTACTTAGCACAATATTAAAATTATCAGAAAGGAAATGGTTGTGCGCACATAAAACCGAGGTTTCCTTTTGGTAGATTTAGAATGATAGTACATTGTTTATTTGAACAGTCTGGCACATTCAAGAATGCTTTCAAGAAGTATGGAATTGAAGCCTACGACTATGATATTCAGAATGAATTTGGCGAAACAGATTATGTTACTGACATTTTTAAAGAGATAGAAGGGGGGTATCAAGGTGAGCCGAGTTTGTTTGATAAGATAAATCCTGATGATTTGATATTTGCATTTTTCCCTTGCACTTATTTTGAATGTCAAAGCCAATTATGGTTTTCTGGTAATAATTATTCACAAAGAAATTGGAGTTTGGAAAAGAAATGCGAAAGTGCAATAAAAAGGCACGATGCATTGAATGAATTTTACGGATTACTTAATAAATTAGTCATAAATTGCATAAGGCGAAAAATAAGATTAGTTATAGAAAATCCGTATAATCAACCGCATTATCTTACATCGTATTGGTGCTTAAAGCCTGACCTGGTAGACAAAGATAGAACACAAAATGGAGATTACTATAAAAAGCCGACACAATATTGGTTTGTGAATTTTAAACCCAAAAACAATCTAGTATTCGAAACTATTGATTATGTAAAAACGAAAATAATAGCAAAAAGTAGGGTAAATGACGATGGACTATCAGTTAAAACGCAAAGGTCAATGATACATCCACAGTACGCAGATAGATTTATCAGACAATATATTCTTGATGAAGAAATATGGAGAAATCAATAGCTTTATCAATTATTATAAGATTTCCAAAATTAAAAACTTAAATATCAACCAATAAAATAAGGAGAAATGGCTTATGAAGTTTACAAAATTCATTAAGCCAGAACTTGAACACATTAAAGAAAATGCCAATTTCACGGAAGAAGAGGAGAGGATTTTCTCTCTTCTCTGCCGTGGTTTTTCACAAAAGCAAATATCCACAAAAGAAAATCTATCACTAAGAACGATAGAGTACAGAGTGAGAGATATAAAAGATAAAATAGAAAGAACGGGGGTATTTGATTGGATGAAAAAGAACTGTTGAAATATGCCGTTGATAGTGGTATTCTCGACATAGCACTTGTGCAGAAACAAGTCACTATGCAAAAGAGAGAAAAATTACTCAACAAAAACCCTTATAAAATCTATCAAGGAAAGGATGAGAACTGGTACTCATATCTGCCGGATGAAGTAAAAGGCAGACGTAAAATCAAGGCAAAGCGCAGAGAAGCGGTCGAGCAGAAAATCATTGACTATTGGAAAGAAAGGGAGGATGATCCTACAGTAGAGGAAATCTTCAACCGCTGGATTTCACAAAAGCTGGAACTTGAAGAAATTAGCAGGGCAACCTATGACAGATACTTAATGGACTTTCAGAGATACTTTGATGGTATAAAGGACAAGAGAATCAAAGGGATAGACGAATGCGAGCTTGAAACGTTTATACGGAACAGCATCCATAATTTCAACATGACTTCCAAGGCATTCTCAAACTTCCGGACGCTAATCTATGGAATCTTTAAGTATGCCAAGCGAAAGAAGTATGTCAAGTTTTCCATTACATACACGCTGAAAGATATGGATATATCGCCAAAAGCGTTTAAACACGTAGTCCGACAAGCAAAAGACCAAGTATATATGCCGGATGAAAAGGAGCGCATGGAGATGTACCTTAGAAATCACTTGGATATCGTGAACCTTGGATTGTTATTCATGTTTAAGACAGGAGTCCGTGTCGGGGAATTGTCGGCATTAAAGCGGAAAGACGTTGAAAACTACACGGTTGCTATCAATTCTACAGAAACACGCTATCGGGATGATGATGGTTTTCACTATGAGGTCAAAGATTTTCCGAAATCAGAAGCCGGATTGCGATTTGCAATATTGCCGGATAAGTACAAATGGATTCTTGATGAAGTACGAAAGAGAAATCCCTTCGGGGAATATCTATTTGAGAGAGACGGAGAACGGTTGAAATCCTACAACTTTCGTGAACGTTTGCGGTATATCTGCGAACATGAACTGCGAATGAAAGTGAAATCTCCACACAAAATCCGAAAGACATACGGAAGCATTCTTCTTGACGGAAAAGTGAAAGAGTCCACAATCCTTGATACTATGGGGCATACAGACATTAGTTGCACAAAAGATCATTATTATTTTGATCGTACCGGAATTGAGGAAAAGAGACAGGAACTTGACTTAATCGAAGCATTATGAGTCCCTGGTACTCAAAGGTACTCAAAGAAAAATTGAAAGAATGGCTATTTTAAGCCGTTTCAAGGCAATTACTTTAGGGTTCGATTCCCGTACGGACTGTTTTAAAAGTCGCATAAACACTGTGTTTGCGGCGTCTTAAAAAATTGGTACTCAAAATGGTACTCAAAAAACTGAACACAAAAGAAAGGAGTCTGCACAAGTGCTTTAGATTCTTTTCTGAAAATGGTAGACTTGGAACGCTTTGGGCGTTCTTTTTTTATGCGGTTTTTCTGCTTATTTTTTGCGGAAGAACCGTATTTTTTTATGCAAAAATATAAGCATAGGAGGGATGCGGAATGTTATTTACAGATGAAATTCTTGAAAAAATCTTAATAAGAGAAGATGTGTCAAAAGTTCCGCTCGTGTATCAGTCAGCTATGATTCACGCAATCAAGGAAGTATTGGAGGAAGAGAATGTATCAGATGCAAAATCAGAATATGACATTTAACCCAAACCCAAGCTATGCCGCATATCAGTACAATCCAATGCAGAGGTTTCAACAGCCAGAGCCACAGATCCCGCAGATGCAACCGCAGTTTCTTGGTATCCAAGGAAAGGTAGTGCAGTCGGAATCAGCAATCATGGCGAATGATGTACCTATGGATGGAAGCGTTGCGTTTTTCCCAATGCAGGACATGAGCGCAATCGTTGCGAAACAATGGGATGCCAATGGAACAATCAGAAAGACCGTTTACAAACCTTTTAATGAGCAGATGGCAGATTCTTCGAGTGATGATAAAAGAATCGAAATAGGGCTATCTGATGATGCGACAAAGGCTATTACTGACAAATTAGATTGTTTGTTTGGAAAGATGGAAGAGTTGGAAGATAAGTTATCTTCGCAAACGCAAAGAAAATCTTCACGAACACAAAAGGAGAGTGAGTCTTAATGAATCCTATGCAGATGTTACAGGGAATGAGAAACCCACAGCAGTTTTTACAACAAATGATGGGGAATAACAGCGTAATGAGCAACCCTATGGCTAGAAACGCTATGCAGATGGCACAAAAGGGAGATTCCAAGGGCATCGAGCAGATGGCTAGGAATTTGTGCAAAGAAAAGGGAATTGACGCAGACAAGGCTTTTGAGTCGTTTAAAAGTCAATTAGGAATGTGATACTAATTCTTGCAAGATTATGTATATAAAAATGAATTATGGAGGTAAATTCTATGTTTAACACAGGTAATTGTGCATCTGTTCCGCTTGTCGCAAACATTGACGGAAACGGAAATAACAACGGATGGGGCGCAGAAGGCTCATGGTTATGGTTCATTATCGTTATCTTTGCCATCTTTGGATGGGGTGGATTCGGTAACGGATTCGGAGGAAACGGAATGAATGGTGGTGTCGGAAGCGAAATCCAGCGCGGATTCGACAACCAAGCAGTTGTGTCAAAGCTTGATGGCATTACAAACGGA